GTAGTTGGCAAACATCTGAGATGGAAGATTCCCGATAGGCATACCCAATCCATTGCCATTTGTAAAGAGTGATTTGCTGGCTGGAAGATTATTCCACATTGCTTCAGATGACTGTCTGATACAATTCTCTTCCGGACAATGACTTAATACCACATGACATAGATAAATCAAATCGTCTTTATCCTCGCCGTGATACTTTTCTTCCACCAGTTTAACAACCATATCCTCAACCAGTTTCTTAGGGATAGACATAAAGAAACTATTGATGTCAACGGTGGCTACATAGCAATCCTGAGTGTAATTATTTGAACACTCGATTATATCTTTCTTCAACTGATCGACACCGGCCAGAGTGCCTTTGCCATTTCTACAGTTGAAAGTGCGATCATTAAATTCTTGTTCGATTATTGGCTCTAATCGGAGCCTGATGTAATGATGAATGATGCGGTCTGCAAAATCGGCCGCAAAAACCTCACGATATTTGGGGCGACTAACGACAAAGCAAATGGAACGTTTAGGTTGATAGGTTCTATTATTGATAGCTTGCATCATATCATAGAGATTGCCTTCCACATCAAGAGTAAACCTGATGCAGTTGTTTGTCCGCGACTTGTGTACACGACAATCTAAGTAGGCTTCTACCAATCCTTCATACGTTACCATATCAGCACTAAAAGTGATAATGCCATTTATAATTAGTCTTATCTATTTTGCAAAAATGCGATTCGTTGAAATGCTGCCACGGCACGGACGTAGTTGCTGTTCGTGACCTTAGTGTTCCAGTTGTTGAGGTTGCCGTCGTTCAGGTTCAAGTTCCAAGCGTTCGTCGCCGAGTTCTCAGTGTATCGGGTATGTTTTCTTATCCTTAACTACATTTAGGCAGTAATACCCCCATTTCTCACGGAAGCGCATACTCTATGGTTAGCCTTAACCTTCCATACTCTGTGCGTTGCACCGATCAATCAGCATCTTCCGCAGATATGCGTTTTCGATACCTCTTTTTCGATGCGTTCTTCCATGCTGTCACTTGTTTGCCAATAGTCGCCTCCAAATACATGAGGTTGGATTGTTGCTTCCGGCTTATCCAACGATTATCGCCAGCCAGTCTCACTATCAGTTTGCAGTGCTCAAACTCGCAAATGAAATCAGTAAGATATGCTTCTCGTTCACTTTTGAACATATTTGCTTTAACTATAAAAGTAGGCAAAGAGATAGCAATTTTGATCCATTCTTGACCAACGGTATGTTTAATATCCCTTGGAAAATTTTTATGAGTATCAAGCACTGCTTGAATATAATGATAGGTTTCAACGTAAACCGGCAATTCGTTGGATAAAGCCATCGCAACAGTTGTTTATAACAAAACTGATTTTCATCAATTCGTGTATTTGTTTAATACCAAGCCAAATACACCAAATTCCTTAACTACTTTACCCTCATTCACTTATTTACTTATCTTAAAGCCTTGGAACATAATCCTGAACCTTCCTAAGTCGGCGAATTTACTTTGAGATAAGTTGAATAGGTGAATCTCTTCAACCCTTATGCTCGCTTCGCTCGCTCGTCGCTACGCTCCGAAGAGTTAAAGGGTTGAAGAGATAAAGGGTTAATGAAATGCTGCCACGGCACGGACGAAGTGGCTGAGCGTGACCTTAGGGCTCCAGGAGTCGAGGCTGCCGTCGAACAGGCCCAAGTTCCAAGCGCTCGCCGCCGAGCCCTCAGTGCTGGACCAGTACCAGCTCTCAGAAAGCTGGCTTGCGCCAGAAATAACTGAGAGGCAAAGGTTGATTGCATATTTGTGCTTCCAAATGGTAAGCAGTTCCGCTATAGATGGGAGCCACCATTTACCAGCACCAATGCCAATCATAGTGCCCGCTTCATCGCCCTTGTTGTAAGAACGATCATAAGCGTTACACCATGCGGGAGCATACTGAGTCCATTCCTCTTCGTTTTCACCAAAGAGTTCGACACCCTTAGCCATGATAGCTGCTGTGCGAGTTTTGCCGGTGTAATCCACATACGCCTTGGTATAGTCACCGCCGGTATCAGCATTGACCGCAATAGCGTTCTTTGACCATTTGAGGTTGGTTTGGGTAGGTGCAACGATGATAGGAGCCTGACCATCAATAAGTACAAGCACACCGTCTGCAACCTCACCTGCCTGTTCAAGAGCGGGCCACTTCCAGTGTGGTACGGCAAGAGGCCAGTTATCGCTTTTGCGATGATAGGTTACAAAACAGCCGTCTGTAGCTGCCTGAAGCTGAGGGTTGGCGTCACCCAGATCTGAGTTCAGACTGTTAAGCTGATTCTGAAGGGTTGCATCTTTGTCATGCAGAGACTGAAGCTGACCCTTGATGAAAGCCTGAACCTGAGCACCGGTAAGTTGTGCACCCTTGGCACCCCAGTCTGTGTCCATTGTAATTTGCTTTTCTGTTGCCATGTTGTTAAATGTATTAAAACTGTTGGTTTTTTTATATAATAGTATTAACTTGTAAAAACACTAATTCCCGTTATCCCATACAGCGTCCTGTTGCCACGGATATTCATTGATCCACAATCCAGTACCTATTACGCCGTAATGGGTGATTATGAATTTTTCTTCCAGATTACTAAGCCGTTTCTCCATCTCAGTGGCGTGGAACCAAGCGATTTTGGTAGGTATTCCCTGAGCATTGAGAACTACATTCTTAGCAATCGAAAGCCCCCAGCCATCAGAAACTTGATTGTCGGGGTAGATTACACATTGCCCAGCGTGGAAACCAGCGAGGTTCCCACTTGCCGGGTCTGTATATAGAGTGTCTGTTTCAGTGGGCTGTTGAGTCGCAACGGGAGTGTACTCATCACGACTCAAAAGAGCAAGCATATAAGTTTTAGTAAGTCCTAACTGCTCCCAGCAAGACTGAATACTAAAATCTTGACCTGCTATTTTGAGTGCTTGGAATTTTTTTGAAGTATCTGCCATTGCGATAAGTTTTTAGAGTTTATTCCGCTACTGAGAATCCGGAAAGCGTGACGGACTGAGTGGCAGCGTCATACGCTACAGTGTTTGCGGTGGCACCGTCCTGTATTCCGTCAAGTTTGGATTTGAATGCGTTGGTAAAGTCATTCTGAGAAAGACCTTTACCGTCCTCTTTGCTGACTTTGCCATTCAGAGCGGTATCTACCTCAGTCTTGGTATAATAGTTACCAATGTTGAGGTCGTTGATTGCGGCGGCAATAGCGGCCTTGACTGTAGCGGGATCACCTTCACCACCAATCCCGGTCAAGAGATTTTCGATGTTGGTAATTGCAGCAGTCATCTGAGCAGCTTCGCCACCATGTTTAGCAGCCCAGTCGATGAGTTCCTTGTAGGAGTTTACTACACCATCATCGGAAACCTTGGTGGCGAAGTCGTTGAAGGCGTCTGTGATCGCCTTGGAAACTGACCCGGATCCAGTGCCGTTAAGGGTGTCGATTTTGCCACTGAGGACAGATACCTCAGAAGATTCGGCTTTAGCGTCGATAACCGCCTTCAAAGCTGCGTCCAGCTCATCAGCTGACACATTGGCCTTATAAGCAAGAGCAGCGAGGCCCTTGATAGGAACATCGGTTCCTTGCACTGAGATGGTGCCGTTGGTCGAACCTGTTGCAATCAGAATATCGACAATTTTGGAAGCGATACTGAGAGCAACCCCGTTAACCTTGACACCTTCCAGTACATTAGCTTCTGCACCTGCTGAAATGCCGGCAAGTTTGTTGAAATCTTCAGGAGACATCAAACCTGCCTGGTCAGAAGCAGCAGCTGGGATGACGAAGGATTCTCCGCCAATGACAAAGCGTGTAACTTTAAGATCTGCCATTTTGTTATTTATGTGAAGTATATAAAATTACGAGTCATTACTCCCTCGTAAATAGAGTTTTTAGATTGTGACTGTAGCTGTATCGGGGTCGTAAGACTTTACTGTTACAGTCGAAGATCCTCCAGTCCCTACAGAAGCTGCAGCTTCAGTAATCAGGGCATTTGACCATTTTGAGGTATTATCCCAAAGCAACAGATTTTGCCATTTCCCGACATTAAGGACTGTAAAGCAATCCATTAATGTTTCAAGTTGGTTCTGGTGCTGTTCAATAATAGTCTGTTGAGTAGTATATTGCTGAATGAAGAGAACAAACTGAGATTCCAGAGCTGTCAGACGGCTGTTGTGACTGATGATGTCGTTCTCTGCTTCGGAGATACTATTGGGAGAGTTGTACCATATATCCGTATCATTCCAGAAGAAGGGGTCTGCCCATTCGCCTTTCTCAAAACATCCGTTATAAGCTCGGATGTCATCGAGCATTTTCTGATATTCAGACTGATGATCTTCGGCTCTCTGATTGATGTTATCAATCTCTTCACTGATTACGTCAATCCTTTCATTGGTATCGGCAATAGCCTCATCAATTACTCCGGCGCCATTAGCCCATAGGTGGTCATTATTCCAAATAAAAAGATCTCCCCAGACACCATCGACAAAACAGCCAAAATGTTCACCTAATTTAGCGATATTATCATCTTGTGCAGTTTGCTCGCGTCCAATAGCTCTAAGCTGATAAGCAACTTGACGATGTTCTGTAAGAGCCTCCTTGCGAATTTCATCAGAAGTGTCCTGAAGTTCAGACTGAGTGGCTTCGATAGCCTCCTTATTGTCTTGAATATCAGAAGTGTTTTTCTGAATGAGTTTGTTATTTGCTTGAATGAGAGAGAGGTTGGTCATTATGTCCTCATTTGCTTCATTCAGCTTATAACGAGTGTCACGAAGGTCATCGCGGAGATCAGAAATTGCACCAGTAATAACCCCAGTTTCATTAGCCCACAGAAGATCATTATCCCAAATGAAGAGATTTCCCCAGATACCATCTGCATAGCAACTGAAGTGTTCTCCAATCTTGGTAATATTTTCATCCTGAGCGGTTTGCTCACGTCTTATGGCACGAAGCTGGTAAGCGACATTTTGGTGTTCTGTGACCGCATTTTGCTTAATGATTTTAATTTCATCAGCATTATCAGCAATGACCGAAGCGTTTACCTCAACATCAGATATGATAACTTTGATATTCTCTTCTGCATCAGATATTCTCTGAGTTGTGGCTTCAAGACCTGCCTGAAGTTCATCCAAACGTTCTTCGGTATCTGTCGGGCAATGACAAGAACCATTGAGATTTGTGTTGGTCCACTCAGATTCATTTATCCACAAGAGATTATTATCCCATACTCCATTGGTGAGAATGGAAATGCGATAAAGAAGAGAATCAATTTCATGTTGCTGACCCTCCTGTTTGGTATCAAGCCCATCGAGTCTGCCGGTTATGGTCTGATGTTCTTTTTTGAACTCATCGTGCTCTTTGGCAAACTCTTTATGCTCTTTGCGGAAATCCTCATGTTCCTTACGGAAATCATCAAAAGTCTTATTGATAACCTTTAATGTATTTTCCTTCTCAGTATTGATTTTCTGTATCTCTTTGGTCAGATTCTCAATAGATTTCTGATGACCTTCAATTTGAGAATAAATATCCTCAAACATATTATACATCAGATTAGAATTTTCCCACAGAGCGACATTGCTCCATTTCAGGCCATTATCCCAATAGCCATTACTGAAGCAAGCAAGAGTATCAATAAGGTCGATAATCTGCTCATCGTGCTCTTTGATAAGGTCCTGAAGGTCTTTCATTTCCCTATCATGCTTTTGGAGATGGGTATTAACTAACCCATGCTCTTTAGCATTTTCAAGCATTGCCTCCTCAAACGCCTTATCGCTTTTTGATAGGTGTTCGTCAAGTTTCTTTATATCAGCAGCAAGAGCATCAGTGATAGCGTATTTGTTATTATCCCACAATGCTTCCTGGCTCCAATGCAAGTCATTTTCCCATACACCGGTGTTGAAACAGCTGAAAGAATTATTCAAATCATACACCTGATCCTGAAGGTACTCATTGATACCCATCTGAATCTTCTCTTGGCGTGCGACATGAGCAGCAAGTGCGCTTATTTCTGTGTTATGCTTCTCAGTTAAATCTTCTATGTCTTGACGATGGTTTTCGTCCAAAACGTTTATCTGATTTTGCAAATCGTCAGTAATGGCGTACTTGTTGTTATCCCAGATTGTTTCATTACTCCACAGAAGAGTATCAATCCAGATTCCTTCACTGAAACAGCTGATGGTGTCAAAAATTGAATTTAACTCCCGCTGTTGTTCGGTATTGACTTTTTCAATGTCGTTGATGTGACCCCATTGGTCTCGATTGTCCTCCTGAAGTGCCTCGATTTCCTTCTGTTGCTTTTGAAAAGCCTCATCCAGTTTCTTGGTATAATCCAACATTTGCTGTGTAAGTTTGCGAGTATCAACGGCATAATTGTAATAATATGCCATATCAACCAGCACATCCCACACATCAGTATTGGTATAGACAATGTGCCCCTGGTCATCAGTCATCTTGATTGGGGTTTTCCCCTGGGCCTGCAATACTTTACACCTAAAGACGCAGCCACACGCCGTGACCACGTTCTCTTGGTAGTATTTCTTGGTTAAGTCAAAAGTGTTTCGCCATTTTAAGGCAACACCAATTTTGACTATATTGTCATTATTAATACTCATACTATTGATTTATTTGAGTTGCGTAAATATGCTGAGTGATTTCATCCAGTGTCATATCACTGATGTTGGTGCTGTTTGATACGATACCAAGGAGTCGGCCGGTATGAATGTCTTGTACCAGTCCAAGCATATTCTTGATATTGGCACTTGTTTGAGGCACCATATACAATCCCTTTCCTGCGTGGAATTGATCTTGGCGAATCATATATTTCACCACTGCCCGGCGCTTTAGGATAAAGCACTTGTGGCAAGTTTCAGTGAGCCAGTATGGTTGTTCGACCAATGCGGTATAGAGTCGGGTCTCATCGTTATCATTGATGATGAAAATTGGAGCGTCCTTTACATTATCCTCGGTCTCATCGTTGAACATAACTATGGTATTCGCCTCTAAGGTAGCAGAAACGATGTAGTATTGATCACTTGGAACAATCTCTCCCACACCATTGAATTGACCGGGTTCGACCTTATTGGCTATTCTGGAAACACTGGTTGTATAGTCCGTAAACAGAAGAATATTAAGAACGTAGGGATAGCCATTTAACAGCTCCATAAAATCGGCATCTGATAGTTCATTCAGAACTACATTGCGTCGCACATATTCATCGGTAAACAGACTGAAGAATGAGAGATTGAGGTCATCAATATCATCTAAGCCTATATCTGATTCTTCCTTTTCAGGGCTAAAAAGCACATCGAGCTTACACGTCTCGTTATCAAATTCTGCATCCTGAATGGGTTTCTTATCGCCGTTAAATTGAGCTTCCAGAACTTTCTGTAAATCAGAATGAGCTACTACACAATTCAAATATTTGGTAATGCCCACTCCAGTTGTCGGGTATCTATAACTTTTTCCGGGCGCACATAATGTCAGGAGCTGGGAAGCCTGATCATCACTGTAATTGATACTGATGTCAGTGCTTTTTGCGGAGTAGATATATGCCTTATCCAGTACCTCAGATTTACTGTTTTGCACCATCTTGATCATAAATTCCCCATCAATATCTATGAATGGAAGCATACAAGCCGGTATGGGGGCGGCAATATTCTTGCTAAGGACATAGCTATTTACTGGCAAACCAAAATCGCCTCTGATTCTTTCAAAGACATAATACTTGCCATCGCGTAATCCTACAAGTCTGATTCTGAAATTGCTGGTATTGGGTATGTATGAAGATTTGAAACGGCAAGTCATTTCGCCATCTTCATATCCTACAATACTCCAGTAGGCTTCGGGAATAATAATGTTACAGATAAGAATGTCAAGTTCTTTATCCTCATCGAAGATATTACCCCACAATGAGTCGAACATCGGCACTGAAGCATTGGACTTGTCCTCGGTTAACAAGTCGCGCTCCTTCATATCTATGATTAAGTCTCTTACCATCTTTCTTGACTGCGTTTTATCTATAATAGTCAAATCTGATGGCTCAACTTATGGTTATTTTGGTTATAGTTGCTGTGCCGGTGGATGATACGGCTGGATGAGTGGCGGCACCGGGAGTCACATTCATTGCAAGACTGTTTATCCAGTCCATAATTCCCCCACATACCACTTCCCAGACCTTTTGTTGTGGGTCTTTATCTCCAACATCGTGTGTAGCTTTCAGATTGGCCTGAGTTGTTACAATTCCTATCGGTAAAAATGGTTTTTGTGGAAAAACCAGTCCTCCGTTGCCCATTGGAGTTAATTGAAATCCAGCAATAATATTGGCCTCAATTTGTTTAATCCAACTATCAAAACTATTCGATGGACCAGTGGGAGCGCAACTGCCAACAATCTTAAAAGTGTCGGACACTAATGGATCTGGGGCAGGTGGAACGCCAGGGATAATACCAACATAAGCAACTACGACTGTAGTGTTGGCTACCAGATACTCAGTAATTCCAGCTGCTACTGCACTCATAGCGGCAGTGACACTCCCGGCAGAATAATCTTTGCCGGAAGTGCCTATTGAACTTTTGAGTTTTGATATGATTGTTTGTGCAAAAGCTGACTTACTCATAATTAAGTTCCACTAACTGATGATCCACAATGAGGAGCGCCACTGAAAGGACACACTTTAATGGCATTGAACGGTCCATTTAAGTCGGTAGCTGATACTCCTTTGGTTTTGAGAGTGCCACCGGTAATGGTAACTGAAGTTCCGTCAACTTTTACGTCGGAGCCTTTGATTTCACAACTGCTTGTTTCGATTTTGGCTTTATCGGTTTTGATATTCACTGAGCCATCTTCTTCGGTAATGGTTGTGCCTCCGACTTGAAATGAGACCTTGCCACTGGTCTCAATCATTACGTTTTCTCCATCAATGGTGATTTTCGTGTCACCTACTGTGATGATTTTATGCTCAACAGTTTTTTCTTCTTTGAACCCCTCTTCATCATCCGGGGAAATAATCTGGTCAGTGATGGTGGTGCAGGTGTATTTTGTATTGGTCTTATTTTTAGTTGGCTCCAATTCATAATAATCCTTATCCAAACCATCATCAGTCTCGACAAGTTTTTCTGTCTCGGTAACACCAATTTCAATCACGCCATCATCCTCTCCTTCAAGCGAATGAGCGAGCATTTGAATACGCTTTGCGTGGCTATACATAATCACATATTCCTGGCCGTCTGTGGGGTTCTGAACAATAACAACCTCAGAATAAAGCATGGGAACAATCAGAACACCATTAGAATTATCCTGAATGGCAGACAGAAGCACTCCCTCGTGATGGCCGGTACCCATAATCGGATATTCATCAGGCTCATAGTTAAATTCCTGAACATCTATAGTTCCGGCCAAATCCCCCTCTTCATGGATGGCACATACATACCCTATGATTTTCTTAGTTCCGCGCACTGCGCCATCAGGCCCAGTCATACCTTGACGAGCCATTTGGCCTATTGACCGGCGCACATCGCCGGAATATTTATTGATTCCTCCTTTGAGCGACATAATGATTAAATGATTTGAACTGGTTTTGAGAATGTGGCGATCTTAAACGGGATATGAAGTTCTCGGCGATAACCATTCATTCCGAAAGTGGTATTAACGGCTTCAACATAGTAATACCCATTCTTTTCAGGCTGTCGAACATCTATCAATCCTATAATGTCGGTAGGACGGACAAGAAGATCTCCGAATATTTCAATCGACCCGGATATGCCATTGGGATTATAGTTTGCCCAATATTGCTTTGCTTCTTCTATCAACTCTTCCTCCGTAATACCAACTTTTGTTGAGATATACTGGATGACGTGATATTTGTCGAGTTTTGCCGGATCCGTCAAATGTCCTTCAATACGCTTTGTGCTGTAGGTGCCATTGACGAATTTCATCTTCTTTCTATCTTTTACCTTACGGCGATTGACAACCTGAAACTGGCCATCGCTATCAATTACCCACCCCTCATCATCAGGATTGGGATTTTTACGCAATGTCAGCTTAAAAAACTGATTATCCTTTGTCCGCCCCTGAGCTTCAACTGCAAGATATTTTTTATCATTGCGTTTGAGATTGAGCTTGTCATGAGCGACATCCCAGTCAAATTGAATGAGTTTGACTGAGTTGTTTCCCCCATTGTAGGTGATGTATTTCTTATCATTGTTCGGTAGGCCACCACCTTTCCCGGCATAATAAGTCAAGCCGACACGAAGTTGAACAGAACCATCTGATTTGGTTTCCATTATGCAGAGGACACCGCTCTTACTCCATTCATTCAATACATCGGCTATTGTGAGATTGTTACTGATTGAACCACCACTTACTGATATGGTTGAACCTTTACTGGCAGCTGCCAGAGGTATGCCAGTATCTTGTAAGAGATGATATGTGCCATCATCATCGAGAAAATCCTTAACCATTAATGTGGCTTTGGCCGATATGTTGGGGGTACTGACAGAGGCAAGGATATGAGCCATATTGGTACATTCTAACTCCAAGGGAGTATCTACTGAGATGGCAGTGATGAAGCCTGTAAAGACCACATCCATATTGGGGTCACTGTCGGCAGTATTCATTTTCTTAAACTCCGATTCAGAATAGGCATATCCCAAACGTATTTCAATGCGATTGCCAACCGCAACATCATTAGGACTTAATAATGCCGGCTCGGTCTTGGTTCTATTGAAGTCGATCAACCCCTTGTCATCATAGTTGGCTGCCATAGATGTGGTGGAAATCCCATCTTCACTAAATAAGGCGGTTGGAGAAGTTGTGATATCGCCATCATTATTAGCTGTGATAAGAGTATTTTCTTTATCAGTAGAATCCGCTTTATCGCCACTTATAACGTCCTTTTCTTTCCGGCTGGAGAGATTGATGACAGTGCCACGAGGGAATCTTATCACAGCCTTATTGATAAGATTTTTTGCAGAGTCCGATACTTCAATACTCTCACATTCTCGGATCGTAAGACATTGATTGGCAGAAGGTATAGAAAACCAATCATTTCCATTTGCCTTCCATATCTTTATCTGACATACAAGTATGGCAAGTTTATCCTCATACGCCTTATGCTGATAATATTTGGGCGTGAGGGTGTACTCGACCTGCTGAACCAGATCCGGGCGTTGAGTTCGGAGTGCTGTTAAATCTGAAGCCATAAATTATAAGGTATCTTCCAACAGACCGGCGGCGAGGCCCATTCCTTGTTTGAATACATCGGAGGCCATAGACTTCAGTCCTTCAAGCTGGTTGTTCAACATCTTCATCCACTCACTTCCGTCATCATCATTAGCGGAGACATTCTTTTGAGGAATGATCGAAATAGTATCTTCAGAAATTTCAATCTCATTTTCAGGCTGGAGACCGATAGCGGAGAATGTGTATTGTTGGAGTGCCTTATATCCCTGGCGTGGAGAAACATTGAAGTTCTCAATGACAATATGGGTAATGCCAAGCTGGTCAAGAACCATATTATTGATTTTGACAATGCCCTTGTATTGCATGATTTTGTAAAATTTCTGCATCTCTTCTGCCGGATATATGTCAGGTTTACCACTGGTGATTTGACCTGAAACAGTGAACTTTATATCGCCATTGGATACAAGTTCTTTTCGGCTATAGTCTCGACCAGTCACACGGGTAGCAATTAGATTCTTATCAGAATTGATAGTAATCAATGCAGTAGTGTCATACCACACCAAAGTCTTTGTGGTTACGGTGTTCTCAATAGTGTCAGGCTCTTGTTCTTGATAAATTCCTTTTTTTGCATCTATTACTTTTGTTCGATATACTGGGAATTTTTGATTAACTGTAATGCTTTGATCCAGTTCGATACCTAACATAAGAGCTTCAGTGGCAGTACCGCCCCAATCATCCAGTGCATATATGGTACCTCCGTCAACGTGCATCATGCCGTATGTTTTCTGTTCAGCTTCCTGCTTGACCAATTCAGAGTTTACCCATGCAGCTCCGGTAGTATCTTTGGTTCTCTTGCCATTTAAGAGCGAATTAAAAGCATTGACTGCTTCATTCTTCAATTCAGATACGGCTCCCCGGACAACTCCCTTGACTGCTACTTGAAGAAGTGAGCCGCCGGCGCCGTCTTTATAGTAAAATTTACAGTTACTATCTCTACCACCATTAGCAATTTTACTCTGTAAAGTATTAAACAAGGCTCCCATTGTAGAAGCCATTGCACTGCCAGTGGTTGTTATTGCGAGGTTATTTAGACTTGTACTCATACTCTATAATAGTTCTGGTGCAATGAATTTGGTAGATCGACGATTTTTGAGTAATTTTGCACTACTTTTCAGAAAATTTTTGGAAAGTGGCATAAGTCCTGTTTCGCGTCGAAATCACCACCTCGGATAAGAAAAAGGATATATGTCATTTTGTGAACTATAATACCAAATTCAAAATGACTATGGGAAAAATTAAAAAAAGTACCCTGATAGGCATGTTGTTTGCTGCCATTGTAGGTGTCAGTGTATGTTGGGGCGTGTCCTATTTTATAGACCATATCAATGGGAACACGAAGGCTCAGATAGAAGCCAGAAAACGTGCAAATGAAGCTGCCGATAAAACAACAGAAGAACTAAATAAAGCAGCCCAATGGTATAATGATGAATTAAATAAATGCAAATGATAAATGTGAAGATTCTAACTTTATCGTTTAGAAAATTCATCTTATATATATGGATGCAGTAGAAAAAGCAGTATCTTTATCAGAAAAAATAGAGATCTGTACTTCTTCATTTGAAGATTTGAACGTAAAAGTTCAAACTATGTCATTTTCTCCAATAGATAGTGAATATATCACTATGAATTATCTTTTGTTTCGCGCTGGAAGGCAAAGCAAACAATGGGTTCATGTTGTTATCTCATTGTTTGACTATGATGGAAAGATTATTCAAATTGAAGAAAGTACGCAATTTGAATTAAAAAAACGAAATCTACCTTATGTTGGGAATGTAATTATCAGACTCAAAATGCTTTATGACCAAGTAGCAAAAGTTGGTGTTTACCTTCAGGAGTGTTGATTTAGGGGTTATATAAGTGTTAAAAGAAAGATGAGACTAAAAGCCCCATCTTTCTTTTTTATGTGTATCATTATGTAAGATCCATTACTCGCTGTGCCTGATTGGAGGCTTCTGCAAACATTTGATATACTGCTCCGGCAATTCTATCTTCCATTGCTGCCATCAAGTCACGCTCTTCAGCACTGGAAGCCACTGTAGTTCTGTCGAAGCTCGCCAGATTATTGATATTAAACACAACCTGAGTTGGTCTTGCAGCAGCCCGATCATAATGAGAGGCGTATGCTTGCTGATCTTTGGTAGAGGTTGGGGTTGGAGTATATTGAGTGCCTGAGTTATTATTCCCTAACTGTTGAGCTTTGTCTATAAGATGTTTATTCTGCTCAATAATGGTGTTAGCAGTTTTACGAGAGATATTATGGTACATTTGCTGTTGTTCTGCGGAACGCGAAACAATTCGATTACCCAAATTGATAGTTTCCCCAGATCTTCCCATTATAAAGTCCACATATTGCTTCTCATTGATACCAGCTTTTACCCATTCAGAGTTTTCATTACTTGCAATCCATTGTGCCCAATAGTCCTGAACGGTCTTATCTCCATATTTCGCGCCATTCATTTGATGCCTTATCTGTTCTTTAAGTCCATTTGCATCATTAATATCAATGACTCCAGCTTCGGCCATCATTTTGTACGACGCGCCAATAATATCAGAAAAACCTTGAAGAGTCAGATTAAAGTTTGTAACTTTGGCTCGAATCTGGTCTAAAATATTGGTGAAGTTCAACCGTCCATTTGGAAGAGTCGAAAGCATTAATTCGATGTTGGCCTGCTGCTGACCATCGGCTGAGACGGCGTTGTAGATAACGTGATAATCGCCAATGATATTGGAAATTGCATTATACCATTCGTCAGTATATAACTTAGCACGATTTTCTGCATCTGACAGCCACTGATAAGCATTCATTTTTCCTACCAAGGTCCCCATTTGACCATTGATAGTTGCATCCATAAGATTCTGGGCGCCTAACTGATATTTATCATAGACACTGCGATTAGTAGTCTGCTGGAATTGTTCGGGTGTCATTCCGGTAGAAGGCAATTTAGCAGTGAATTGAGACATGAATCGGTCTCTTATGGCAAAGGCCGCTTGCTGATATTCGCTCTCAGATTTATATGTGGTTTCTCCAGCAAGATACTTTTGACGAAGTTTCGCAATTTCTTGTACGGCTTGTTGCGTACGCAGATCATTTGCACCTTCGATCATCAGTGCATCCTGGATCATGCCATTGCGTTGATTTATGGCATTATCCTCTTCATGATGCCATATATTCCAAAGGGCAGTAGCTCCATTGGTCGCATCATTGTATGGATTGTAATCAAGCTGTTTGTGCTTTTTCGAGAAATCATAATTTCTCGCATTGCCAATAGCAAGCGAATAAGCTGGATTTGCTGTAATTACATTGCGCCATTTAGTAGTTACATCATTGATTGACTGCTTACTTGCGTCTTTTGAGAAATCATTGAAAATAGTCGCGTAAAGTTGATTAAACTTCTGCTTATCTGCATTATATTTCTCAATTTGAGTAGTGTCAATACTGGATATTACAGGAGCAGCTTCAGGAATATTCTCATTCATCATATCCTGATACCACTGACCTTCCTTGGTAAGTTCTCGATGGGTTTGATCAGCAGCTTTGTTGGCCTGTACTCTTGCACGTTGCTGGGCTTCAGAGGTGCCATCTATGCGCTGTTTGAGCTTATAGAGACCATATCCAAGTCCGGCCACAGCACCAACAGCCAATGTTACAGGGTTTACCAGGAATCCGGCGGCCTTGGCCAATCCAGTAAGTAATCCCATAAGCATACTCTTCAGTCCACCAAACATCGGAGCGAATGAAGCCATAGTTGGCACAGCGGTTGCGGCAGCTCGGAAAGCACGCCCAGCTCTGGCCGGGCCATACATTCTCACGGCTCGTTCACGCACTGCTGCATAGTGCTGGCGTGTCTCTTTATTGAGCGCGGCCAATGTAGTTCGCTTGTTCGCTTCACTAAGAGCTAACTTTCCGGCCAATATAGCGTTTGCCGCCATAGCATTATGCGCTCTGGTAGCGATATTGCCTCGGATAACCTTGTTTGTGCCCCACTTACCAGAACCAACTATGAATGGAGCGTTTGTTATAGCAGCGTTTGCCGCACCTCCAGCAACAACCCGACCGGCCACATTGCGTGTCATTGTTGTGCCTCCGGCAGCAGATATGCCAGCCAAAGCCATAATGGAGCCTTTGAGACGGTCAAATACACCAATCAAAGATATGATAGGAGCAATGAGCGCACCCATCTGGGTAATACCCATTTGGAATGTGATCCAGAATTTGATAAGTCCGGGAGCTGCATTGTAGAGGGAGGCCCATATCTTGACAAACCACGCCATAACTTTGCCTATCTCAATGATTAAATCGAGAAGGTTCTGCATCATCTGGATTGTTTCGGGTTTAGCAAGGTAGTCTCTTAGTTTTTTCAACATTTCTTCAAATCCACCTTGACGATTTTCAAACGCCTGAACAATGCCTTCAGTAAATGTTGATGTGACTTGTGCCCACAGACCTGATATGGTGTTCTGTTTCTCTTCTGCAATAGCACCAGAGATATTTCCATTGACGGAATTACGGTTTGCCAGCATAAGAGATACAAGAGAGCTAAGGCCAGCCTTACTACTCATCTTGTTCGACACAGCTTCGATACCAGTCCCAATCTCTTCGGCAACCCCTTTATCGCCACCGGCAGCGGCAAGTAAGGTTGCAGCGGCGCCAGGTTGAGCAGTGATTCGGAAAAGATTACCGACAATAGAGGCCATTTGGTTTTCAGGTATGCGCTGGGCCATTTCGATTAAGATGTCGGACATAGCACGATAACTACCATCTTCTTTGAGGGTAGTTATCCCGTAGCTTTGTTTCATCATATCCAGAACTGCCTTCTGATTTTTGTTTGGCTTAAAAAGGTTCTGATACATCATACGGAGAGCAGTACCAGCAGATGAAGCCTGAATACCAGCATTACCCATGACACCAAATAATGCCATCGTATCGGCAAAAAGATTGGGGTCATTACGGCCATACATATTTGCCACACCACCACCATATTTTGCTGACTCGGCCAACATCATAAGGTCGGTATTAGATCGAGTAGCGGTTGTAGCCATAATATTTGCTGCCTCACGCATACGATCAGGAGCAATCTGGAAGGTGGTCATAATATTGGTCATCTTATCGGCAGTCTCGCCCAAATTAGAATCTCCGATAAGAGCAAGGTCTGCGATAGGTCGAATTGCTGCATTAATTGCATCTATATCATAACCGGCCATAGCAAGAAAACGAGCAGCACTGGCAACTTCAGGAGCAGAGAATTTTGTCTTGACACCAACATTACGCACAGTCGCTTCCATATTCTTGAATGAATTTTGACTGTAAGTGTCAGTACCATTCTGAAGTATGGCCTGGGTAGTGCGCATTGTGTTCTGGTACTCCATAGCCTGACTGAATGAGCTTCCGATTGCTGACATTGCACCACCAATCGCAAACATCACGCCCATACCCTTGGCCATATCCACAGCCATAGGTGTGCGAACACCAAAAGAAGTCTGACCCGTAAATGGATATGCCCATCTACGAGAACGGTCAAAGAATGGTTTTGGCTGCCCAGTTCGCATAGGCACCATACCAGTGCCGCGAGATTGTGTAGGCTGGCCGACACCATTGGCCTTAGCTACATCGCCTTCAAGTTTATTGATTTGACTTTGCAACGTCCAAGGTACCGCCACACTTGCTTTCTGCATCTGAGTTGATACTCCTTGCAGATATTTCAGCATTTGTGGAGCCTCCATTCCCGGAGTGGGCATAATACCAGTAGTCACTACTGCTTGACGGAAAAAACGACGATGTTTTGTGAGCATATTCAGTTGCTCTTTGTTTTGGGCAAAGGGCAACATTGCATTTTGAGCCTGAGCTTGTAAGCGTGAGGCTTTTTGAATATTCGTTTCACTGGGCTTGCCCTTTGGATTGGTTTGAGCTAATTTCCAACCATCCGTGTATCTTGATACAGCTGCTTTTGCTGAGGCATGTTGTTGTGTGGCAGTATTAAGGGCGGTTCCAGATATGGCGCCGTATCGAGCCATCAATGCTGTTTCATGCTGAATTGCATTAGCGAATGGAGCTTGTGCCTGACGATATTGGTCAATTTGAGATTGCAGGGCCGCTTGGGAGGATTTAATTCTGGCAAGAGCGCTTCTTTGATTTTTATTAGGCTTTTTCAAAGAAAGAAGTGGTTTATTCATTTCCTCAAGCTGTGCCATCTGTTTCAAATATGGCTCCATTTGCTTTTGGATAGCTGCATATTGTGTCTTTGCCGCTTCCAGACGAGCATTAGACTTCCCAGTGCTACGAGCAATCTGAGACTGGGTTCGCGCTACGTTCCCTCGCGCATTACTTTCATCTCCCCTGAGTTTTGCCAGGTATTGCTGCTGTTCAGGATTAAGATATGATGTAAGATCATTAGTTCTAACCCATTTATATCCATTAGGCGCAGTGTGAGCTGCCGGAGCTGAGGAACCCCAAGCAACTTTATTTTTACCTGTTCCAGCAGTAGTGGGAGCTAATTTTCTTAATCGTTCTTCTTCGGCAAGCTCATAAGGCGTTTTTTGAGCAAAAGCAGCCATTGCATCTCGCTTCATTTGGTCAAGCTGCCACGCCCTTCTTCGTTGTTGATCTGCAATCTGAGTTGCATAATTTGAAGGAAGTATACCACCCTTGGCTAAATGTGCTCCAAGTTGATCTCTATATTGTCTTGGAGTCAAAGGTTGATGGCCCGTGTGTCCTGCCTGCTTACCACTCTTTTGAGCAACACCAACACCAGCAGTCTTTGGAGTTGTGCCAGCCTGACCAGCGGCACCTCCAGCTACACCAGAAGCAGTGAGCTTGATATTCTGAGGACTGGCAGCCCTAACAGCTGTAATAAATTCCTCCAGTTTTGCGATTGCCGGCGTAATATCTAAATTAAGTTTGATGGGAGGAATACTGCCGGCCATCTTTTTAATTTGTTCCTGTCGGCCAATAACACCCTTTTCCCACATCAATTTAACCGCAACGGGTATGGTCTGACGTGGGATGCTTTTGATTTGACTGATTATGTCTTTGGTATCAATCGTTGCAGTTATAGGAGTTGTAGTGCCTGACTTCTTTCCTTTAACTGGAGTAGAAACTGGTGTTTTCTTTGCTGTGGGCGCAACAGTAGTGCCAACCACACTCGTTTTGGGGTGAGGTGTGGTTGAGGTGGCAGCACCAGTGCTTTTTACTGGTTTGGGGGCAGCCTTGGCTTGTTGTGCGGCTAAGGTTTGTAACTGCTGCTGGGCCTTATCAGTTAATAAGTTTACCCTAACATCCAAAGTTGGTGCAGGAATTGATCTTACAGATGCAGCCACCTGATCGGCCATTATTTTTACATTGATCGGGATAGCTTCTGCAACTTTACCTTGGATTTTAGTGATTTCTCCTACAACTGATATTACCGGGGGTTTGGCTGTAACATTGATTTTTGAGAGATTGCCTACAATATCAAGAGCCAGAGGTTTTACAGTTTTTGTAACTGCTTGTGCCGCTGCGGTAGATTTTCCCTGAAGAGTTCGGACAATATTCTCTTGTTCTGCTCGATTAGCCTGATATGCCGCAAGCGTTTTAGTATCACGAGTAATTTGCCCTTTTATCGCGGGAGTACGCTGATCTTCTGGAATGGCTCGATTTGCATCAAGACGAGACTGGATAGGAGCGATTTTATCATTCCAGACCTTAATCTGCTTTTGAGCATTTGTGAGCTTAGTCTTTTCATCCTTGGTAAGAGCAGAAACAAGACTGGATGATTTACCAGTTTTAGTCTTGTTGTCTTTAGGAGTGAATGGAGCAACGACAGCAGCACTTAGGCCGGCGAGACGTGTGAGTTGAGCTTCAGCAGCGGCAAATCCTTCAGTATTCAGTATCGGATTGATATTGAATGTGCCTTGTGATTGTAAAGCCTTTAGTGAAGCCTGGATTTGCTCTATAACGGTCAATGCGCCACCAGCACCAGTGGCATTGCCTCTGATGTTAACTGTAAGAGCCTTACTTTTTGCATCACCAAATGCTTTCTTCCATTCTCGGATAACGGCTGGAGTGACATTGGTGAGTTTTGCCGGCTGAGATGCAGCAGTTGATTTAGAAGTAGGGGTAGCTGCAATTTTTGATTGAGCCTTTGCGACCTTTGCTTGTTGTGCGGCTGTTTCCTTTTCAAGTTTTTCTGCAACAGCGTATTCAGCTTTACACTGCTGAATACGCTGTTGATACATTCTTTTTTGAGCCTCTAAGTTTGTAAGTCTCTCTTGGTAAATTGCCTGCTGTTGAGCTGTGGCTTTTGCTAATCCATTTTTGTTCATCTGGATTAGACCATCACGGCCTCTTACAACGCTGCCATTTTTATTTTTTTTAGGTGTACCTAAGAGTTTATCTAACTCTTTGTTATACGCCTCAATATCCTTCTTTATGGCTGCAACTGATCTGGTTCCACCAAGAGCAGAACCAATACCTTTTTGAGCTACTTTTGTACCAGCAGTGTTTCCTGAAAGAGCCTGGAATATTGCTGTGTGCATTTCGGCGGCGGCACTACGAACTTGTGTCACCATAGCTCGCAACTGATTATTAAAAGCACCTACATCAATTTTCGGTGCAAATGTCATTTGCGAGTTTTGTTTGAGCTGATATACCGACTGGCTAACCTGAGTGATCGCAGTTTTAAGCGTATTCATCGGGCCTTCAAATTCCTTTGCGATATTCGCAATAGATTGAAGCCCCTCGGCCGCCTTGGTTACATCAGCAATAATGTCATACCTGACGATGTAATCTTTATAATCTGCCATTGGTAGTAATGCTTAATGATTTGCTACCTATTAATAGTCAAAGAGAAGCCCCAAGCCGTTTTACTGACCTGGGGCGAGTGGTTTATTTGATACGCTTAAACCTACAATATCTTAATTTATGTCATGTGAGACTTCTTCCGAAAGGAATCCGCTATAATTGACCGGGCCAATTTCCAGTTTCATAGAGATTGAATCATTTTCCAGAATCTCATCATTTTCTAAGAATGTTACAACACGGCCATTAATCTGATTTTGACCTTGTTTATTTCTCATTACAGAGTCAAGAATGGTATTGATAGAGTCTGTTATGATTGCGATAGAGGTTGCACTAATGTTGTGGGTGCCTGGAATGTAAATGTGATTGCTGTTGACATACGGGATAAGTGCCGTACACATTGCTCTACGGCATTTGTGCATTACCCGGTTATTGGCTATTGTGCTGAAGTCACCTTCGCATAAAGTTTGATCACTACTGAGGAAATACGAAGCCTCCAGTCCCTCATAATCTATTGGGATGATGTAGCCTTTGGATGATATGGTGTTGGCCCATACTCGGTGTACGCTATCCATCGGAGTGCCGGTGCTACCCACTCCCCATTCAGGATTATTAAAGCCCTCGTTTTTGTTCAAATCACACTTTTCAATAGATGCAATACTTTCTTCGGCACCACATAAAGCAAGACAAGCCATAATCAATCCCAGTGATGTAACTGGGGCCTGAAGAGGATTATTGCTTTGCATTTGATGGACTTCCTGAGAGCCATTTTGAACAAGAGCAATAGATACTTTCGGACAATTCAATTCAATAGCGTTGGGAAGCTGTTTATAGCGGATTTGATCGCCACCTATATAATTGGTATTGCCACAAAGCACAATATGAAGAGGCACCATAGTATGAGTTGAGACACCGATTCTTCCATTAATCTCATTAGCTTGGGTCTGAAGATCTGTTATAAGTGATGTAAAACCCATTGTGCCATCAGACTTCTTATTCCATACTGGCTGGGAAGTCCATACTCCAATATGGAATATCCGGCCACTGGTCTGTTGCTGCATATATTGGAGCACATCCCAGTCTTTAGAACAATCGGCTATCGTTACATACACAGCTTGGTTATCTCCAATAAAATCAAAAAATTGAGCGAGATGATAGTAGAGGAGGTTATTCAGAAAGCCATCATTCTTAATGCCTAATAGAAGTGCATCATCCATATTTTTGATACACTGGATCTGCCCATCTTTGAAATTATGATATAGTAATGGAAAGCCGTCAAATGGTTTATCAAAACCACTTGTATCGAACAAGAAGGCTCCTACGCTTTCATCAGTAGGAATATTGAAAGTTAAGTCTGGAGTCTGCTTGACCCCAGTATTTATATAACTGAGTTGTGCCATATTGACTTTTTATAATAATAGTCCAAAAACAAGAATAGGAGCCGTGAAGCTCCTATCTTGATTTATTTTGCACCTCCTGTCAACATACCTACTGTATTGGCTTGCTGAACCATGAGCATTTGAGAATGTACCCAGTAGGCGTTTTCTGACCAAAAGGCAAAATCATCATCTGTCATGTCATTCAAATCCAAATGAGGATAGTAGTATGTCATTAGTGCGAGGCGTTGTCTATACACATCCTCTTTGCCTATTCGACAACGCTCTATTTTTTTACCATGTCGGCGTTGCGGGAGTCGATGATCTGCGAAAGCTGACCCATAGTTCCGTAGAGGAAGAGCTCATCATCGTCAACAAGCTCACGGTCGCCGGCGAGGAATACGTTGGTTGCAAGCATCTTATTGGCCTGAACCACGTCCTTCTGAACGAAGTTCATATACTGGCTGAAGTGCATGAGGCTGGGGCGGCGCAGATAGCCGATATACAGCGGCTTTTCATCGCCTTCTTCGCCTTCGACGATGACGATGAAGATCTTGCGGAGCTTGTGTTCGGCCTTCAGAGCTTCGGCCTTCTTGACGATTTCTTCACGGATTTCGAGGGGTACGTTCACGTTACCGACCAGTTCGATTGCGGGCGCAGCTTGAAACTCAGCTACAGCTTCTGCATTTTTCTTTTCTTTTGCCATTGTGTAGTTTATTTGGTTTTAATGTTAAAAATCAGTTTGACGTTTTTGGCGTCGTCAATATATAATAGTAAACCTTGAAAAAAATATGAGAGAGCGGCCATTTCTGACCACTCTCTCCAACTGAAGTATAACAAGAAAACCGATTAGGCTCCACCGTAGAGCTCGTGTGACCAGCTCATGTTTGCGTTGCTCTGTACTTTGCCGGTGTAGATACGATGCGGATGGAGATCGAACTCTCTTGTGATAGAGGTATCGTCCTGATTTGCATCCATACCACCTTCGGCCAGAATACAGCCTGCGAGGGTGACGGTTTCGGTAGTGACGTTTGCGGCTACGTCGTTTACCCACGAGATGATGAGGTTGAACTCACCAAGACCCAGAAGTGTGCCGTCCGTTGAGCGGTCGCGGAGGTCAACCTGAGTGCCATAAGGCAGTGTGATACTTGCCTCATAGGTCACATTACCGAAACCACGTTTACGGGGCTGGCCACCGAGTCCGTAGATAGACTCGATCTTACGTTTAGTGTCCCACTTGATAGCGGTACAATCAACGAAAATCGGGTTCTGAGCACTCTCGCCATCGAGGTTGGTCTGAAGCTGAATCATCGACCAACTATATGCTACATTATTGATTGTTGCTGCCATTGTTGTATTATATTATTTGATTAAACATTGGCTTTAGATGGAGTTGGAGAAGCCCTCAGTGACCTTGATCTCACCGGTTACACCCAGAGGAACGAGGCTATAGTGAATATCTATAGCGTCGGTGTCAAGTACGTTCTGATCGGGATCAATCGTGCAAGTGCGTCCACTTACCTGGGGTTTTGCGGTGCCGGGTTCGACCATGTTCTTATCCAAAGCCTCGATAACAATGTTCTGGAACTCAGCTACGGCAGATGCAGAGAGCTTGCCGGAAGTGATGTCGACCTCAACATTGGAGTTGACGCGGGGAAGAAGTGCTCTACGCACTACACGGCGGCTCTTGTGCATCACTCGACAACGAGCGAGGGTGCGATAGTCGCCGGTGCTGAGAGTCTGGTCGCTGCTGAAGAATATGCTGTTTTCAAGACCGTCGTAGTTGACAAGGAACACATATCCGTGTTTGTGCAGATATTCGTTGCGCTTTGTATAACCGATGGTCTTGATGTTTGTGAAGGAGGATTCCGAAGCGTAGGTCTTGTTTTCTGCGTCATCAACGAGATTGCCAAAACCAAGTTCTGCATCCTGCATCACAGCAGCAAGATTGAAGCTGGCGACATGAGCGATACTCTCATTTGCAGGAGCTACTGCAAGGCAGCCCAGAGCTGCACCCACGCAACCTACGAGGGCATAAGAAGGAGTGTCGTTCACATGGTTGACCGCATACATGAGCTCGTGAACTGTATCAGTGGGAGCCTGGCCCAGAAGTGCTGTCACCTTCGGCATATTGAGGCCGCTGAGGTCCGGGAGCTTCTTGATGTCGATGACAGCCTCATTCAGTATAGGAGCTGAAATCAGAATGTTGAGAGGTGCATTACCTTCATAGTTGGTAATGCCAACCTTGCCACCGAGAACTTCAGCAACAGCTTCAAGTTTTGCACAGATATTTCCGGTCTCTACCGAATAGGATCCGTCCCTGTTGATCTTGGCAATAGGCTTGCCAGTCCATACACCGATCTGATAGATGATACCGCCGGATGCAAGCTGCATCTGCTCGACAGCCTCAAAATCAGGATCCTCGTCGCTGTTCATGAACGAAACGAAAATACGCTGAGTGCCACCGGCCAGACTGAAGAAACTGTCAAGATGATATTTTGCAATACCAGCAAGAACAGTATCGTCGATACCGACCTCAGCTACATCTTTTGTGGTATTGAGTTCCACAACATTGCCCTTGGCAAAAGTCATAGCAGCGAGAGTATCTTCTCCCAGAGCCTTGTCAAGACCACCTACGATACTGGTATCGAAGATAAGACCTACGACATTCTCAGTGCTGAGGAACACGTTGCTATTGCGCTTGCCGTCAATGTCGGTGGTAAAAACTCCACCTAAGTTTGTATTTGTAGGCATTGTGAATTAGATTTTATTGTTGAAAAATTTATTTTTGAAAAGTTTTGCACCTTTCAGGAGAAACTGGGGTGCGCCTTCAGGATGCACAAATCCCTTCGGTGTAATCCATATTTTCTCATACTGAGGATATAGGCGCATAAGCTCCAGATCACGAGGCGAAATATCTTTAACCGGCTCTTTCACTGTAGGGGCCTTAACTGTTTTTTCAGCTTTTTCGGCCTTGGGTGCTTCTTCGATTTCTTCAATTTCGCTTGACGGCTGTGCTTCCTGTTCTGCGATAGGTTCTGAGGCTGCAACGCCTTCTTCAACCTGAACATCAACCACAACTGCTTCTTCGGATTTGGCTGTTTCGTTTTTTTTGCTTCTACCCATAATTGTAAAGAATTTAAGCAAGGCGGCTATTACACCGCCTTGCAAAGTTGTGATTGATTACGCAGCGGTATATTTGAACGGAATATGAGCCGTGATTTCCGACGGGCGAACGATATTGACGTCCATTTTGAGAAGAGCTTTGAAGAAGTAAAGCTCAGAATTGTTCTGGAGCTTATCGACCTGAAGGACATTCTCATCGTTGACGTAATCAACACCCATCCAGAGGTTCGAGTCAACGCCGGTGGTGAATACGCCCATGAAGATTGTATCGTTGGGAAGAGCAACCATAGGAATGATGCGCTTGCCCTGGAAACGATGCTCGTTCTCCTTGCGGTTGTCGTTGTATTTCATGGTTTTTGCCGAGAGATACTTGTTATAAGCGTCCCAAGACTTGTAGTCCATGAGGATGACGAGACCGGCCTTCTTGCGGATCTTGGGTGCAGTGGCTTCCCACATTGCGTAGAGTTCATTCTCTACAGCTTCACCATCAGCAAATGTGCCGGTACCGGCGATGTTGACCTGACCGCACTTTGCATCTTCAGAAGTAGTGGAGGCTGCGGCGTTCATGAGTACACGGGCGATAGCTCCGTTAAAATACTTCATGGGGCCAGCCTCTGCATCACCACCGATTTCGGTTGCACCGGCTGCAACAGAGCCGTCGCTGCTTGAAATCTTTGCGTGCTCTGTGGGAGTAGCCGAACACCAGATTGCCTGGTTGATATATTCCTGCTCCTGCTCCATAAGCAGACGAATCATAGTCGCCTGAACCTTGGGATCGAGTTCGCGGAACACCAGATTGCCGGTGGGCTGGAACGGTTTGTAATACTGCTCGAAGTCGCGGGGGTTGAACTCCAGATAGATCATAAAATCTTCCGGTGTCAGATAGCGCTCTGCAAATTCGTATTCGCCCACACTTGAAACAGGTGTTGCGACGTGATCCTGGATAATCTTTCCGAGGCGAACATGCGGAAGAGCATACTTTTTCTTAATACCCGACTTGACATGAATAAGACCCTCCTTATAGGTCTCATTCTCCTGGGCGACAAGGGTCAGAAGATCACCAAGGACTTCACCAGTATAGTTACTCTGACCCGCGTTAAAGTTAAATGCTGCCATTGTTAATTGTGAATTAAATATTAATGATTGATTTGCTGGCGATTAGTCGAGGGTCTTGAACTTGAAGTCTTTTCCCACAACATCTTCGACCTTGGCCTGAACTTTCTGCTCTTCAGTCTGGAGGCCGTCTTTGGCGGTGTCCTGATTGGCTTGAGAGATGATCTGACCGAGATTGTCACGAGCCGGAATTTTGGCGAGGATGCGTTCTGCAAGTGCAAAATCGCTCTGAGCCATCTTGACGTAATCTTCGCGGTCATCCTTGCTGATTTTGCAATCCTTGATTGCCTTGTCAACGAGGGCATTGATCTTGTCCTCCTGAGCCTTAGCCTCAGCTTCCTGATAGACCTTCAGAGCGCCCTTCGCCTTTGTGAGATCGGCGGTCAAATTGCTGATTGAAGTCTTGGCGCCGGTAAGCTCTGCGTTTGCAGTAGCCAACTGTGCTGTTTTCTCATCAAGAGCTTTCTGGATAGCTTCGGCCTTTTCAGCTTTAGCTTTGAGTTCATTGATCTTCGCCGAAATACTCTCGACGGTAGCCTTCTCTCCAGTCAGTCCGAAAAGAGCGGCAAATACTGTGATTTCAGTTTTATCCATTGTGTTTGAATTTGATGTGATATTCTGTTCGTTAATAGTCGTTGAAGGAAGTGTAGGTGCCACCAATCCGTAAATCGCCTTGATTTGTCCGATGTCTTTGGTGTTTTTCAAAGCTGCCTGAATCTGATCCTTGACAGCTTTAGGAGTTTCAATGATGTGTTCTGCATCGACAAAGCCTTTTTCAAGAGCCTGAGCAGCTGTGAGGAATGTTCCATCTTCCCCCTCTTTGCCATTCATTATGTTTTCAACCTCTTCTTCGGAAAGGCCAAAACGCTTGACATAGATGGTTTTAAGCTGCTGAGTGAAGGCTTCGGTGGCTTGGTTGTATTGCTTCTCTCCGTTTGCATCACAGAATGGATTGTGAATCATCAGAAGAGCATAATCTTTCATAAAAAGCTCATCGCCGGCGGCCCAGATGATAGATCCCATTGAAGCTGCCAGAGCGTCGTTGATACACTCTGTGCGAATTTTACAATCCATGATTTTTGAGAATACGCTCATCCCCTCGATGACACTGCCACCGACAGAGTTGATATGGATGCGTATTACGCTGGGATTTACATAATTGACGAGATAATCAAATTCCCAGAGAAATTCTTGAACACTCCAGTAATCGACATCAGTGTAGTAGCAAATATCGGCAGGAGCACCAGCGCAATAAGCTCCTTTGATAAACTTAAATTCTTTATTTTTTGCCATTGTTGCTCGATTTTCTTAGTAATAGTGAGCAACAAAAAAGCCCCTGCGGTTAACAGGGGCTAAAATTCAATATTACAGTATTTTATGTTTCATTTTGGTGAGGTATGTAATCAGTGGCTTCATCATAAGTTCTGGGATGATCCAAATTGTTATGCCCATCGGGATTAACACCTTCGATAGTTGGGTCTTGGTCAGCATGATTGGTAAATGGAGGGCAAACAAATTTTTTATAAATCTTGTTACGAGTAGCCCAAATATTCCTTTGCTTAAACCATATTTCATAGGTCATCCAGCAAGGTTGTAATCCGTGATCGAAACTCTCCATTGGATCTACATATTCCAACTGACAGCGTTCTTGCAGACATTCGTACTTGCTAATACTTTCCTGAATAGTCTGATGAATACGCTCTGCCACATAATACACTCCCATATCATGCCCATCCTCATGGACGTTCAAGCTGTTCAGGATGAAACGTATTCTTAACTCTGCTCGCCCTTCATTAATGCGAGATTGCTGAACCAAGTATCTCCAGTTAATGAAATGAACAAATGCAGCAGGGAATCCCAATGTCTCTTCTTTATTGCCACTGGGAGAAATGATGCGCTCGTATTGACCATCATCTATTTGAACCGTTCTGAATATTTTAGGACTATTTGGAACTCCGTATTCCAAGGTTACTGAGCGAAGAATCTCTTTCATAGCCTTCAATACGTCCATAGGCCCATTGGATTCAACCTGAAGAGGCTTTTCTTGCGGCTCTTGGGGTTTATCTATGGGCGGTGCAACGGAACTAGTTTTATTGCCACTTATGACTTTATTATTTTTCTTATCTATGATCATCGTTCAGTCTTTATTGATAATAGCTTATGTTTTCTTCATAAGGAACACACTGTCAAAGAGGTATAACTTCATCATTTTACGCATAAAGCTATCGGTAAATGGGTTTAAGTAACTGGAGTGGCCCATAAATTGTCGTTTGACGTATGGTTTGGGCTTGTGCCCATTCCACGCGCTACCATAGGTTCCTTTGCCCTCATTGTGATAACCAGCGTAACAGATGCTATGCTTTTTATGATGACCGGCATTGGCCGGCACAATATCAGTGTAAACCCTGGTACGACCAACTCCAGCACTTTCATCCAGTTTGATTGAGTTATACAAATCCCCATATTCTTTGAGGATGCGACTGCCAGTGCCTCTTCTCGCACGTTTCTTTAGAGTATAGGAGGAAAGCGGAGTCCATCTTCGAGAGCGATTACTGTAGAATTGCTGATACTTGAAAGAATTTTGAAACACTTTCATTGCTCTTCGACCGACTACAACTCTAAAGTTTTCTGCCTGCACACGAAGGGCATACTGGCTGATTTGAATTTGTCTTATCCATTGCTTTGTTCCGTTAAGAATTGTAGCTGAACCACCGGCCCCTCTTTTTCCTTGATTAGTATCAGCACCCCAACGACCACTGGATGAGGACTTACTGACCGAACCTTTAGAATTGATATAGCTTACTCTTCCCCAGTTATAATTGGGATTGGAGCCCCCTTTCAAAGTCATAGGTTTGGCCCAAGGAGCAATATGGCCTTGTCGAGTGGTGAATTTTGTACCAGAGCTGAAGTATTTGCTATATTGCTTCGGGAAGGTGGCACGTCCTTTAACGCTACCACCACCTTGGTTACGAAGCCATTGCTGATACAATCTCTCCCGATGAGAACCTAATCGTTGCCCCTCGTAGAAATGCTTGCCAAATTGGGTTTTGACTTTACTGGGATCAAATTTCTGCCGAGACATAATACTTTTCTCTTAATCTGGAAACAAAGCCCATAAGCATCGAAGAATCAGCTTCTTTAATGGAAAAATAACTATGGGATGGTCCAAAAATTCTACCACATTTTGCCAAAGACTCACTATAAACCGTATTCAGCTGCTGAGGTTTGGTAAGGTCTTTGGCAGACCCCTTGATTTGGCTCAACTTTGCATTAGCGTGTGGAACCTCCAAAATCTCCAAGAAACAACGACAGTTATATTCAATAGGTGGGATCATCCACGATGGAAATTCATCTCTGGGTGCAGCATATCCTTGTAACGCCATGTGCCAGGGTCTAACCTTTGCATCATTCTGAGTCCAATAGACAGCATAATCAGTAGCTGACATCTTTAGCCACAAGGCAGCCATCACACCAGCATATTCAATGTCGGAGTTTTCTATTGCAGAATATTGGTCATTGTATTTTTTACACAATGCAACCAAGTCATCATAATCATCAGAGTTGAAGTCAATCTCAGTGTCTCCCACAACCTCCAGCACCTCATCATACAACTGATACTCTTCACATACTGAAAAGTCAATGAGATTTAAGATACCGGCTGTAAGACGGGCTATAAGGTCTTTATCGTGCTGGGTAAGGTTTTCATCATTTGAATTCTTCAATAACTGAAGAGCCTCATCAATATCAATCCCTAACCCTTTGACAACGTGCTTGAAAGCAATCTCTGTTCTCAGTTCTGCAAGAGCATATAGAGCCTCTTCCTTATCATCGTTATGTAAGGATTTAAGTAACTGAGTATATAAGGCTAACAAAGACTGATAATCGCTGTCATGCTCTGTTTGTTGTTCTTCGGTCATGGCTGCTTTAGTCTGTTTGACCAATTCAGAGGTGCGCCCGCCTTTTAACGCACCCCTGATAGAAAATTTACTTTATTCCTGTGATGACCATAGCGTTTATAATACTCCTCATCACTCATTCGATGACCATCGCCATCTTCATCACCTTCCCAGTCACCAAGGCCACCGCCTCCGTTACCAGCTTCAAAGTTGCGTTGCTTGCCAACTTCAACCCCCCATTCTTTGTTGATTTCTTCTGGCTCAATCTCATACTTGTCAGTGAGCATATCATAGAGTTTAATCTTATTCTCATCTGACATTTCCACTTTATTCATATATTTGAAGTACACATCTGCTTCGATGATACCCCAATATCTGAGTACCGGTACAACCTGCTCGTTCATCACATTTTCAATGCGTGTACGATATGAATTGATACGGGCACGATAAATATTTTCGTGAGCTTTGGTAGAACCGACATAAGCCTGAGTTGCACCAGCCATTGATTCTGAACCAAGAATAAGACTGTCATTTTCCTTGTTGACAAAGTTTGCCAAAGACTCATATATCTTTTCAGAGTTAGAGGCGGCAAATGCTTTAATATCAATCTCATCCCCCTTCCCAGTCACTAAGACTTTGTTTTGAGCAGCAGAACCAATTTTTCTTGCTAACCTTTGCCTTGAATCATTATCTTCAGCTTCGGTTTTTCCGTGAATAATCGGTTGCCCATAGGTATGGCTGAAGTTTACCCAGTTACTTACGGTATATTTCTGAGCAAGGATGTTAGGAGTGGTGGCGGCAAAGATGCCAAAACCACCAGTGTTGACCAGAATGTAGTTGTGGCGATACTGTTCTGAATCTAAATCCCATCCCGGACTCCACTGACACCAACGCTGAACCACACGACGCTGATCAGGAAGGACACATCGGCGTTCAATGCTGTTGACCTCTTTCAGCAATCCAGTTTCAGGGTCTATTTCAGGCATTATCTCCAGCAAGGTATAGCCATATAATTCGGCTTCAATGATGCCTTTGATAATCTTTTCAAACTGAGATCCCTGGCATATTTTTGACTGTTTGGGGTCTCTTATCCATTTCCCGTCTTTATCTTCACGAGCAAACATATATCGTTTGCCTACGAGCTGAGAAAACAGAGTTGCAATGGTGCCCTGAAGATGTGCATTCTGAATGTAGCAGGCTTCATATAGGTCTATGAGTCTGGAACGGTCATCCATAATGGTGCCGTTCTCAACTTGACTGACAACACTTTTGTAACGACACCGACGTGTCAGTTCATCGGTATAATCGGTAATGGTCTTTTTGACAAGGTTATAACTGGCAATCAGGGCCTCATCAGTAAAGAAATTACCATTTGAATTATGTTCTGTGCGTTTACGCATAATCTTGATTTTATTGGTAATAGTCTTACTGTACAGTGGGTTGGGGAAACCCTGAACACCACAAATTCGGCAAGTACACAGGTGAAATAAAAAATTTTCAACTTTTTTATTGTTGATATTCAGCACAATATAGGTAGCGATGTTTCACTTTGCTTAATCTTGCTATACACCCAATACTATTATAAAAAGGAGTACATCGAAACAACTCACAAATACTACAGTCAAATGACAAATTGGAAAAACCTGAAGAATAACCCACCGACTGAAAGCTGTAATATCTGCCTGAAGATTGGTGTCAGTTATGATACTTATTATTTCAAGCGATATACCAGTTATAGTTGGGAACTATACAAATTCCCCAGGGCCATTGGTCCGGAGAAAGTTCCTGACAATGCTTTCTACATAAATCTCGATGAGATCAAATGATTATCCGCAGTTCATTATTCAAATCCCATTTATATGTTAGCTTACATTGAAGCGAAAGTTCGATTCAAGAAACAATTAGAGAATGGCAAAATCAAAGACGTTGTTGAGCCATATCTCGTGAAGGCCGATTCTTTTACAGAAGCTGAAGCTCGTGTCACTAAGGAAGTGACACCTTACATTTCAGGAGAGTTCTCAGTGGCTGCCGTTACTAAGTCCAATGTGTCTGAAATCTTCTATGATCCCAATGGCGATCGCTGGTATAAGGTTAAAGCCAATTTCATTCACATTGATGAAAAGACCAACACTGAGAAGTTGGCCCCGACCTACTATATGGTTCAGGCATACGATTTCCGTAGTGCTCTCGACAACTTTATGAAAGGCATGAAGGGCACGGTCGCAGACTTTGAAGTTGCCAGCATCACAGAAACCAAAGTTATGGATGTGTTTGAGTAAACGCTATGGATTACAAGACAACTATCCTCAAAGAGAAAGTAACAACTGACGAGACACTGCTTCCAGAGATAGCTGATCTGCATTTTGGATTCTTAGGTGAAAAGAAAGCTGTATTTGATTATACAGCATATCTTGAAGCCAGTAAACTTCCAGCGATTGATCATCGGGTGTTTATGAGGGCCAATAAGCATTTTATCGAGACCCTTACTAAAAATGCTAACAAGAAAACCTCAGAACTTTTCTATCAAAACACCGATGGTCATATCCTGGTAGATGCGGAATTAGCTTTTATCTTCATAGCTTATGTGAACCCTGAAATGTTTTTGTACTTCAACAGCATATTGGTGGATGCCATAACTGATGGAGTTGCTTACAGTCACGGTTTCATATTTAGTATGGCAGCTGAGAGATTGCCGTCAGACGTTCTAAGCGATATAATCAAAGATAGAGAGAATGACGCAGCAAGAAGTGAACAATAAGCCGACCACAATCGTGGCATTTGATTCGTCATACATTCTGGTGGCGATATTCAAATCCATAAGCGAGGCCGCCACTTTGACTAACACAATCCGTCAGTCCTTAATCAAAGCAGCTTATGGGAGCATTATCTCAGTCAATAAAAGATACTGGAGAGTGGTTCCCCCGGATTTTCAGATTGAGCCTGATGATGTGGGTAAACTGACTTTATTTGAGTTTGATGAAGCTGTAGGAGACGATCGAAAGATTTACACTACGCGGAAGATGCTCAAAAATTCTGTAATGTTGGAGAGTGAATATCTTGTTCTCCAGAAATCCCAAGGAAAATAATCTTATAACATTAAATATAGAAAATGAAAGTAGTTCTGTTATCAGAAGGGGCAATAGCCCCCAAACGAGTAAATGAGTTTGCCGCCGGCTACGATCTCTTTACTCCAAAAGACGTAGTGGTCAATCCTGGCCGCAATATGATTCCACTCGACATAGCTGTTGAACTGGACCCTCACACCCAGGGTGAAGTCAGACCTTGTAGTGGTTCCTCGATTAATGGTATGAAAGGATATTCTCTTCAAGTCCATGATACCGAGAAGAGGCTTGATGCCGATGTCATCCTTGGAACAGTGGATGAAGATTACAGGGGCGTAGTAGGTGTTATCATCAAGAGCTTTGAGAAAGAGCCTTTCCTCATCAAGCATAAAGAGAAAATTGCACAGCTTGTAGTCAAAAAGTATGTTGGCACTCCGTTTGAGATTGTCTCAGAACTCACGACTACAGACCGAGGCACTAAAGGTTTTGGTCAGCTGGAACACCAGTAATCCGATTCATACAGCACAATTAAGGAGCGTGAAGCAGAGAAGCACACGCTCCTTTTTTAATGGCCTTTCCTATATAATTAAGGTGTATCTATTGTAAAAAGTGAAACTTCCTTAAATGCTTAGATAACACGTTACCAGTGTTTTAAGTCAAGTTTAACATTTTTTAGAAAGTGAAACTACAAAAATATTTGGTGGTTTCACTTTTTGGAATTAATTTTGCGATACCAAAACCAAAAATTGTATGAGTAAAAAAGGAAGCGTGACTACGGCCGACTATCTGCCGTATGCCGATTATCAAAAACTTGTTCAGACCCTTATTGATGAAAAGAAATATTGGTGGGCCTGTTATTGCATCCTGTCTTTTTGTACCGGGCTGCGCTTTTCTGATGTATGTAAACTAAGGTGGACTGACGTGCTTGACCAGAGAAAGATTGTCATCACGGCAAAGAAAACCAATAAGACTCACGTTATCCCAATCGGACAAAATGCTTCTGACCATTTCACTTCTCTTTATAAACTGATGGGTAAACCTCCCAAAAGAGACATTATCCTTGTAGGGCAAAAAGGAGAAGAGGGAAAGGCTGTGTCAATTCAGTATATCAATCGCACCTTAAAGAAATGGGCGGTAAAATATGATCTGGATATTGACAATTTCAGCACTCACACATTTCGGAAAACATTTGGAAGGTATGTCTATGATAAAGGAGGTCAAGATGAAAAGACTCTTATGTACCTCAATCGTATTTTCAAGCATACCAGCTTAGATACTACGATTACTTATCTTGGTATTCGTAATGATGAAATATCAAACATCTTTGACTCTATACAGATATAAGAATGGAAAATAGATGCAGAATATTGAGTAAAATCAAATATTGTGGTCTTTGTGGAAAGAAAATCTGGATGCAGAACTACAATACCCAAAATCGTATCGCTCATATTATGGTCAGAGATGGTGTCTGCTATGAGTGTGCGTACTGGGAAGATTTGATTGCTTACCCCCCGGAATATATGGAGGTGGTCAATCATAAATGTCTGCGTCTGCATCCGGTTGCCGACAAAAAGGATAAGACCCTTATTCTCGGAGGTAAGGGAAAGATGAGATATTTTATGCGTACCGACGGTTCCCTTATTCAGTCAAATGATATATGGGTTATAGGCACCATACCGGACCGATTTTCCTCACAACTTCCCACCTCAGCAGTAGAGATAACCTTGAAAGCATATCGTCAACTGAAGAAAAGTAATAAGAAATGTCAGGCTCGTGCGTGTCTGGATCGCTATCATTGTTTCAGATATAACCGGGCATTGGAGAATGATGAAAGAGGCCCATTCAATACAGTTCCACCAAAATGGAATGTAGGTGATGAACATTGTGGTTTCTTTATCAATCTCCAGGATATAAAAAGTGATGAAAGCAGTATAATCAGTAAACCAAATTCCAATGAAACAAAAAACTGAAGAGTTGCTTAAAAAAGCACAACAGATTATGGGGGATGATTCAGACTTCCTCATTATCGCTCACAAAGATGGCCAATGTGGTGCCGTTGCTCACGGAGAAACTGATAATATTGCTCAGGCGATATTCTCTTGTATGCACCAGCCGAACAATCCTATCGGCTCTACACTGTATCGCATCATCAAGCTCATTGTGTTCAACACAATGAACAATCCCTCACCTTATGCTTCAGATCTCATCGACGCAATAGAAAAAATCCTCCCTGACGATGAGTAACAAGTATATGCCATACGATGTGTCAGATATAGACACATTGATGAATGAGCCTTGGGAAATCAGTGACCAGCCATTCATGCTTCATGCAGCCTATGCTCTCAGCTGCCTCTACGACATTGTGGCCCCGGAGGATGACGAAGAGTTTACTCCAGAGGATATATGGGGTTGCAAGATTGAGAAAAAAATCCTTGACCGTCTTGTTTTGGATATTGCTGATGATTTCAATGATGCAGCTTCCAATCGTAAGCAAGTCCGTATATGGGATAAGAATTACTCAATCCGAAAAGTAAACGCTTATGATCACAAGCGTCTCAATCTCATCTTCAGCTTCCCATTGGAAAATGGAGAATATACCTTGACCAAAGAGGGGGTTCTTAATCTGGGCGGTCGTGTAGATCCTATGCTTAAACCTTATGAGGTAACAAAAGAGCAGGCCAAAGTCAATCGCACCTATCTCAGACAAGTGATTATGCTTGCCGAAGATGATGAGAACAATGGTTGGGATCAACTGACCGATATGGAGATTGTGGTATATTGTTGGGCGCTTTTCTACAACAAGCACCAATACGACAACTTTATCCATTTCAAAAATGAATACAAGGATTATCTTTACGTCACTGAGAAGGATATTCTCAGCTGTCTTAATGAGAAATCCACACTCAGACAACAGCCGGTGGGAATGTATGCGTTTTCGTATGATAAAGTTCTTGCTTGGAATAAAGCTAACGGCCAACAATCATTTGCTGATAAAATTCCAGCTGATAAGGCAGAAGATTATTGGTACGATGTAGCCTTGAAAAAGACTTTCAAACCGATAGACCAACGATAAAATGAGGGGGATGGCATTACGCTTTCCCCCTCATCTTTTTGACTTCCTTCATAAAGAACAACCCTTCAGTATAGTCTAAGATGTAGTTACCGGCCTTAAATCTATCCAAATGCTTCTTTGAACCATTATCCCGATCCATCACAAGTTCAAAATTCTCATTCAGATACCAGTACACATTATCCTTTCCCTTTTTGGGTGCTTTTACAAATTGATGACACCGCTCATTATAGAACCAACCTTGCTTAGATGTAGCTGCGTGTAATCGTTTTATGTCAGCCTCCAATGCTGGTTTTAAGGGTGTATAGTTAGAATCCACCCAATAATCCATTTTAAGTTCATCCCCCTCCAGATACGCCAGAAAATGATATTTGGAATTGTCTGATTCTAAGAACATACCCACATTTGGCTCATCACTATTGGGGTTTTCAATAGTGCCATAAAAATATTTTTTAGGGGTGTATAGTTTCTCAAACTTACCAAATCGAACATGAAAATCCACCCCTTTCTCAAATAAGAGGCGTTTCAACTGTAATATCCGGGCCTCATCAAGAGGTTTTAATCTCTCTGGCTCCAGAACCTCCATATCATTTACGATGAGATTTCCATCATAGTCACAATAAGCAGCTAAAATCACTCCTGCCGGCGTGCTATTTCCGACCACACCCATTGTATTGCCATAGCTAACAAAATCACCAGCTCCAAATCCAAACTCTATCCAATCAAGAAATTCCTGATATGTTGAAGTAGATTTGGGAATCTGAGAGACACGAATGTTCCCTCCCTTAAACCGTTTGCGACAATATGCGAGAACTTTCTGCCAGTCCTCGTCTGGGAACTGGCAATCAGAAGTGTATCGGTATATTTGATTCAGAGTTTTCATCTGGAACGGTCTTGTCTTTTTAACCTGCAAAGTTACTATTAAAAATTAAAACTGGGTGAATTATTCGCCCATTATTTTGTCCGAACTTAAATTTTTAATAATTTTGCAACTTGCAAATGAGGATGTTGCCACATCCTGACGTGATGAAAGCAGTGTTATGAACAATTCATAACATGAAGCGAGTACCAAATAGAGCTAAACTCCCACCCCCGGAGCCGATTATCATCAAGCTCGATCAAAAACAGCTTAGAGGCAGAATAGTCTTGCCTAAAGTCAAGTATCAGGTAATTGCATCCGTAGAGGCCGATGAGGTTTTTGACGGAATGGTTATCCCACTCCCCAAAGTCCTGATATATTTTCTCAGCAAGAATGAATTGATGTTGCTTTCCACCATCATCGAAGAAACCAATGAGAATGGTGATTGTGCATTGTCGTTAAAAGAGATGGCAGTTAGAATGAAAATTTCTGCTCCTACTCTTAGCAACTGTCTTTATTCTCTCAGAAAAATTGGGCTATTACTGGAGACCCCAAATGGGAAAAAGGGTGGGGGCCGACTCCGCAAGCTCAATTATCCAGCTATTCAACATTTGAATGACCTCGTTGAAGGCGAAGATCTGGGTATTTACACTCGGATCAGGAAAGCCTCACGCAAAATCAATATCCTCAATCTCACCAAGGAAGATGTGAAAGGTGCATACGATACCCACGTTCTTGACCCAGACCACGATCCGGCAGAGGAAGAGGAATATGATTAAATTGATGAAAGCAGTGTTTTCAAAAACTGAAACACAATGAGCAGACCGATACCGTTTGAGTTCCAGAAATTCGGGAACCTGACCTTGGTAACACTGGATTCCAGATTTGCCGACTATGATTTCAAGCCGGTAATGCAGAATGGGAAGATGATGATGCAAATTCCTGAAAAGACCATCAAAGATTGCCGTAACATTGACGGATGTGTGTATTTCCATCTTGGTAGAGTTTCTGATCAGGTTATGGTTGACCTTATCGAGAAATTCCAGAAGCTGAAAGTTGAAAAAGGCTGGAAGCCTGGAAAGGGCTTGGTTGTACCTGACAACAAATTCATAATCTGAGATGGACTTCAAAGAACATCTGCTGTCGCTGCATTGGAACACGTTTGCCAAATATCCGGCCCAAGGCTCGGACATTTACATTCACTGTTACACTGATGACGGCAGCAATCACAAGTTTTTCAGAGTACGACAGTTCAATGCTGTCTGCTTCGACTTCCAGAGCATAGTGAGCAAATCATCCAACAAACACCAATGGCGGTTCTCTTGGCTGCCAGTAGAAAAAACTGAAGAAAGTTATGATACCCGAAATTCTGATTAGTGCGATGATGGCTGTTTCGCCATTCCACCCAAAGGCCCCGATACCTGATGTACCCAAACAGTACGCAATCCTGACTTCCGGAGAAGAGAGCCGAAAGCCAATATCCAGAAAAGAGCGCAGGGCAAACAATCGGCGCAGATCCTGATGAAAGCAGTGTTCCTCTCTCCACCGACTATTATGAAATGAGCACGAGTTTTTGTCTCATACAAATTTTGGTTTACAAGTGCGCTGGGCTGTGAAGCTCGGCGCATTGTTTTTGTGGCTGGGGCGGTCGGAGGCCACGAAAGAAAGAACAACAAGAAAAAGAAAAAACAGAAAAAAAGAAAAACCGACAGAAAAAGAAAAAAAGAAAAATAAATAAAAAGAAAAAATAGAAAGAAAGGGTCCACTCTCCCTCATTCCTTTTCTCCTAAAGTCGAAAAGGAAATTCGGTCGAGTGGCTCGCGCACACGCGAGCGCGCCCAAAGCAGAGAACTTCTTAGTAATCGTAGCTCCCTATCCCAGTATCTTTATCAAAGTCTGTTCCCCCTCATTCCCAGCAAACCTTCAAAAGACTGTTTAGAGTTTTTTGAATAGAGCTTAGTTCCTATCCCAGTATTCTTACAAAAATTGTTTTGTGATGTTTGGAAGAAGTGTTGGGGAAGTTTTAGGGAGTGGAAGGAGGTTTAAGGTTTTTCTTTTTTTGAAATTCTTAAAACCTTCCCAAATAAGACCGCGCCCGCCGCCGGCCTCGCCCCGCCGATCGCCCCCAGTCCAAAAACCGACTTGAAAAATGGCCCCCGGAAAATTTGGGCAAGTGTTCTGAGAGGTTTCTGGTGTGCCAAAAACAAGAATTTTTATGGTTGCCAAATATCCTGAACGGACGTTGAGATGAAATATGCCCAAATTTGCCCCATAGGAGGCCGTACAATCAATTTTGTGGGCCAAGATGGGTAGTTGTTCATTTGGGGTTGAGAAAGGCGAAATTTGGGGCATTTTAGACGGTTTTGAAAATTGGCTGGGATGACCTCTCAGGATTAAGAGAAAGAACTGAGGTGCTGTAAATTAGGTAAGCTAAGATGGCTCAGGGGTTTAGCCGATTTTGGCTTAAAAATGATGGTTTGAAGCCGATTTCTGGGAAGAAAATTGGGTCGATTCAAAGGGGTTTTGTGGAGCTGGGATGGCACTCATCCTACCAGTAAAACAACTACCAAAAACGAGATTTGAAAATTGGGAAAAATTTACATCTGCCTTGAAGAGCAAGGGAGGCACCCACCCCGGTTTTTTATTTATTTTCAGATGTTTAGCTCCATTTTTGGCTTATTTTGGTTTCACTTTTGCAATAAGTGAAACATCTATTTTTAGACTGAAAAACCGACTTAAAGTGTTAAAAAGTGTTTAATCTACATTGATTGCCGATAATTGCTTGTTTTTCAATCTTTTGGCTCAATTTTGAAATTTTGGTTTCACTATTTTTAGAAAGTGAAACCTTTTTATATATATGTGTAACTCCATTTTTTAACATTTGTTTAACACTCCAAAACACCCTAAACCTTTTTTAGACCTTCTCCAAACACAAAAATAACCATTTTCACAAAAAATTTTCAAGAAAAATGAAGATTTTTAGTTTGCTGTAAATCAATCACTTACAACCTTGCAAACAGCCTTACACCTTAATAGATATAAAAGATGGACTATTTCAAAAAAAATTTTGCCAAAGGTGTTGTAACCGTCCAAAGACCACTGCAATATTGTGGTGTAAGATTTGAGAAACGGATTAGCTCCCGAACCTCTCAAAAACTTGCAAGAGAACTTTGACATATTGATGCTTAGTAACCTTTGGCAATAGGTGCGAAAAGTGAAACCGCTTGACTCCATGAGTGAGCAAAATTTAGCAAATTTTCGTCTATGCTATGCAATTCCATGAACTGCAATATAGCAAAAAACGTGTGAAGTATCGAAGTAGCAAACCGTTTCAATGATTAAGTTACAAAAATATCCGTGTGTGAGTAAAAACCGCAATAGTGCGGGCGTATAAAGCGCGGAAGCCCCTGCGCATGGGGGAAGAGTGGCGTAATGTGACCATTCGGGGGAAACCTTTGTCCGACTTGTAGGGTGAAACGACTCAATCGGATAGCATAGAACGCAAAGAAGTCCGAAATGTGCAAAAACGGTTGCGCACGAATGCGGTAAAGGCATACCATGCAAGCGCACTGACCGTACCCCTTAGTGGGCGTGTTCGGATTGGCGTAGGAGCACAAGTTACGCCCGTTCTGGTAGATTTTACAATCCAATTAACACTTTATAGGGTAAGTCCGTAAAAGCGGCGCAGGGGATTGCAATGCGTCCCCGTACCCACTATGTCTAATAATTAAAGCAGTTGTAACCGCTCTCGTGTGGGGTTACTAAATCATCATGGCAACTTCTGCAACTACTCTCAACGCAAAGCAAATCAACGCCGGCACCCGTGAAATCCTCGGCAAGACCTCGCAACTCACGCAGGTACTGCGTCAATTCGAGACGCTGTACAGTGAAAAACTCGCTTCGTGCGACGGACTCACTGTGGAGGCGTGGATGAGCGCAATGGGCGTGGAGCGTTTCACTGTGACCAAGCAAAACGGCAAAGTGCAGAAAAAGGGCTACACCCCCGGCACTATCCGCAAAGGGTGGAACACTGCAATGCAGACTGAGGGCGAAAAGGGGAAAATGTGTGTGTTCAAGAATATCCCTGCAAAGTACAAAGATGAGGACGGCACGGTCTATCGTGTGTTCACACCCGAAGAGGCTGCAAAGATTGACGGCAAGTGCGTTTCACGCTTCATGCTGTCCGAAATCGCTGACGACAAGTGGACTGTCGCAATCATTCTGCGCGGTCTGAAGCAAGGTCGTGATTACAAAAAGTACAACGACAAAAGCGTGGAGTCCGACCTCGCGTGGGAAGAGATGGAAGACCTTTGCATCATTCGCATCGCTGAAAAAGACGGCAAAGAAGTCCGCGAAATCGTGAACATTGAAAAGTCTGAGGTGTATTTCTAAGCCTCAACTATCGGGTGAACTTTAGCGACATTGGGGGTGCGAGTCCCCCACACTCACCAAACAAAAACACTTAAAAATGGTAACATCATTCAAAGGGGTTTCTATGCCCAAATCTGAACTCAATGCCTATGGCGTTGGGCTTTTGCGTTTGAGTGAGGCACATATCAATGCCGAAAACTTTGAGCGTGAAGAAATCGAATATATCGGGAAATGCAGCATCCGCCGGCGCAAGGTGGTGCTGGGTCGTATCGGGAATAATTGGGCTGTCGGCGGTCGTACTTCTGAGGTGCGCCGTAAAGTGACCGCTCAATTCCAAGCAAACTTGCGGTTCCGTGCCCACTATGTGATTGAGGGGAAAAGAGTGACTGTGTTGCATACTTCCGTCAATATGACCGCTGAAAAAGCGATGAGTGCGTATGAGTGTCGTGATACTTCCAAGCCACTTTCTGAGATGAGTGCGAGGGAAATCTTCAATGCTGCCAAAGGTCGCAGACCGTCACGCAAAAACGCTCCCAAAATGGGTCTGTCAACACGTTTGGCAAACTCCGTCCGTATGGAAAAATAATATCAACCCAATAAAAATTCAACAAAATGATTAGAACAGTTTATTACATCTGCGGTCGCCCTCGTGTGGCTGTGAGAGTCGCTTCCTGCTCTGGTGGCAAGTACATCAATTACGCTAACCCTTCAAAATCCAACAGAAAATGAAATCACTTCTCAAAACCCTTGCAGTCGGCTGTGTGGCTGCTTTCCTCGGTGTCGGCTGTGCCGTTGCTGCCTCTTTCGTGAAGTATCAGGACGAAATCACTGCATCTCTTGCGGAATATCCGTCTGAAAACCGCCCAGTGAGCGGAATGTTCTTTTCCACTGAATATGTGGTGGAAGAGTATGAGTATGACGATGCCTATTGTCTGCTCTATAACGATGCCGACGCAAATCTCTTCGAGTGTGAAATCCTCGTTGACCTTGAAACTTTCCAAATGGTTCACAACTATATCGAAGAGGGCAAGAAACTCGTCGGCGCCCTGGTGCTGAATGAGGATTACAGTTTTGACGGTCTGGAGGTGTACACCTTTATGCCCGACCCTGAGTTTGAGATGGCAGACGCAAGTGCAAATCTCTAAAAATTCCAAGCGATGAAGAAACTCATTCTCACAATCATTCTCGCGGTGGCTGCTGTGTCCGCTTATGCTGCCGATGAAGTCAAAAACGACACAATCCCCGTGAATAACTCCCAAATCGTGAAGATAGTCGAGGACGAAAGTGTCAACTCCAAGGGGAACAAAACGACCAAGTTCTATTTCCTGTACAATGGTGAGTTGATACAGGCTTCCCGACACGTTGTGGAGTCATATAATCTCTGTAAAAAGCACGATGCAAAATGCCGCCTCGCTGTGGTGGTGAACAAGAAAACCAACCGCAAACGTATCATTCTAAACTAATATCAACTATGGCAAACTATGATGCAATGACCACCTCCGAATTGGAGGAAAAGCGCGACAATCTTGCGGAACGAATGATGCAGTCAAACGACACTGCTGAAATCGAACTGCTCAGTCAGGAAATTGAGGGTATCGAGGATATTCTCAATGAGCGCGATCCGCTGGTAGAGGATTAAACTGCCAAAATCAAAATCAATAGCCGGTGCTTCATCTGAGGTGCCGGCTTTTTCTTTCACTTCTAAAATCCAAAACAATGAGAATAAATTTTTCAAGCGTATTAGAGAGCGTATTCGCTCAGTACGAGTCAACTGATGAGTTAAAATCTGCTGCCAATGGTCTTATCAAGCAGGTTCAGTCCGCTTATGAGGCACGATATAAAGAAATCGCAGCCAGTGCCACTACTGGGAAAGCCAAAACTACAACTCCGACACCCACTAAGACCGAAACCAAGTCCAAAAAGGACAAGACGCCCAAGGCAAAACCTGCTGAGGCCCCCAAAGCTGAAACCAAGACCGCCGGCGAAACTGATACTCTCATCGCCATAACCGACACGGCTGCCATCAAGAAACTCGGTCTGACGTTCGAGAAGTACAACGACCGTTGCTGGGTGCTTCGTGGCAATACCAAGCCTCTCCGCAAAGTCCTCAAAGAGCAGTTCAAAGGTGTGTTCAATAGCCATTTGACCGGTGGCGAAGGCTGGGTTATCAAGACCGCTAACGCCCAGGAATGTGCAACCGCTCTCGGACTTAAAGCAAAGGTCGCTTGACTGAATTGATTAGGGCGGTGTGCTCAAAAACATCGCCCGACTTCAATTATTAACATCCGTTAAGAAAATTCTGAGAGCGACTTCAACTAATACGAATAAAACGCTTATCAATATGAAAACCCCTCTTTTCAATCTCATCAAAGCACTTTTGATATTTGCGATTATGTTTATCGCAACCATCTATAAATTCTCACGCCGCCACTATCGCCGCTTTTGTATCAAAGTGCTGTGGAAGAAATTTCACATTCGTACCTCGGTGTATCATCAGTGGCATGACCGTCGTGCAAAAAAGATGCAGCTCGCTCTCAATGCAGAACACCAAGTTATCAACACCCCAACAATCAAGTTCCTATGAATGAGAAAATAATCAACCGTATGACCAATATCGTTGCGGACTTAATGAAGAGCTTTCAAAGCGACTTCACCAAATACGATAAGCCTTACATCGAGACTGCCGATGAGTCAAAATTCCCGATGCTGTGGATTGTGGGTGAAAGCCATACTCACTTGCTCAGACTTGGTGATTACGATGAGCACTTCAATAATGATGAGGCTGCCAGATATGCTCACGCCCAAGGCTCCGACCCATTCACTGCCTATCTTGATTGGCTGGGTGGTGATAAGATTTTCTTAATCACTAAGGATGAGGTTAAGGAAACCACCGAAAAAGCAGCTCGTGAAGTTATCCGTGATGTAGTTACGCCAGTTGTCGAGAATTGGAAAGCGAAGAATGGTCCGCTTCCCAAAAATTTCAAGATGCCCGTCCGCTTCAAGAATATCACTCTCGGCAAACTGAAAGAAATGCTCCGTTCCGAAGAGAGCCGTGACGGAAGAACCTTAATTCAGATTTTGCGTGAGTTTCGCAACTATCGTAAGACGGCTGATGATCATTTCTATGAAGTCACATACTATCCGACACGTAATGAGTTCACTTTCTGCGAATACCGAAATCGTCAAGAAGGTCTTGCCGGTGGAATAGTATTTCACGGCTGGCCCGAAACAGGCTATCAACAGAATTTTGCCTACCAAATTGACCCGTCTTATGGATGGTCAAGACACACTTAAATACTGAGTCTTATGGACTTCTACGATTTTCTACTCCTCAACAATGCAGACAACATCAAACAGAAGAACGGGATTCATATCTCTGATGTGTCCGCAAGAAAAGGCACTTATTCTCCCACCAAAGGAGAGAAACAGCCTTGTATCAGAGTCTATCTTGACAAGACTGACCGCACAACCTACTATCAGTTTGCTCCACTCTTCAGAATTATCGGAGATACCTCGGTATTGATGACCGAAGTAATTAACGGAGATTGGAACACTGATGAAGAACTTGATTTCAAGTGGGATGATTTTTCACTTGACCTCAAAGATGTCAAGAGATTTGTTTTATTCGCTTATTCCTGAAACTATGAATGATAATTTATTGATAGAAACCAAAGAGATTGGTGACTATCGCATCAAGATATACCACGATGATTACCCAAGTTGCCCGGTCCAAGATTGGGATATGGGTGCAATTCACATTTTTGAGCATCTGGAACACGGACGCTATTGGTTGAGTCAGAGCTGCGACTGGAAAGAACACGTTTCCAACTGTCGTGAATATTCAGTAGCTGATATTCTCCAGCGTATAGCTGCTGAAGTGGTGGAACAGAAAGACATCATCAAGTATTTCAAAGCTGGCAAGGTGGATGGTTTGCGGTTCTTCTACGACCGTTCACAGCGTCAATGGGTTCTCCAAGGCAAACGAGGATATGGTCTATATGAGGGGCAATGGCTAAATGACTTGGAAATTGACCCTTCCGACCTCAAAAAACATGACTACCGAATGGAGTTGTTGGAGCCACTGGATGAGGATGACCTAATGGCCCTCATCCAAGAATGTGCCAAGGACTTCGTGATAAAAGAATGGAATTCCAGTGGATATTCCCAGGGCGATCACATGAGAGGGTTCTCCTATGTTACCAAAAAGATGTTCGATGAGCGTTGTGGTTTTTCTCCCAACCACTACAAAACTTGGCAAGAACAAGCTATGAAAGTGATTGACGGAGAAGTCAAATGTATCGGAATGTGGGCTTGGGGGGATGTCAAAGGTTATGTTCTGGAAAAGAAGGAACCATACACTAAGACTTATTCAGATGGTCGTAAGGTTGAGTCATTTGACTGGGAAGAGATTGGCTCCTGCTGGGGCTTTTATATGGAAACGGAGGAACTTATCTCCGAAGTTATCGCAGAATACGATTTGAAAGAGGCTGCTTAAAAATTCACAAAATGCGTTATCCGGAACCGATATTCTCTAACAGCCTGAAGAAGAGAATTAAGCAAATCAACAAAACTCAGGCTCGCAAGCTGTATGAGGCTGGGGAGACAGTTTATCTGCTCCCTTGTCTTTGCAGTGTGGATGGGGTGTGGGTCACTCCATATCCGATTGATAAAGAACACGCAGTTTGGTGGGGCGATTCGTTTGATAGCGATGTCCTCAGCTTTACAAATTACAACTGCTGTGCCGAACTGGGTAAATACCCAATATTCTTTAAGGAAATTGCATAATTACACAGGAGATGATACTTGTTGGGAAATGCTGCTAACAATATGGATTCTTTCGAGATTGTACCGGGAAAGCCACAAGGTCTGGAGGGTAAAGAAGCATCTGGGAACCATAAACAAACAGTTGCGGTTATCGTGACCGCCTTCTCCGCAATCAACAAACAATAACGCTATGAAGTTAAAAGACATTATTCCCTCCGCTATAATGCTGGAGGGTAGTGAGTTCAATGAGTTAGTAATGACTGACTTGGGACGTGCAAAATTTGATACCATATATGGTTTCAAAGGTTCATTCAAATATGGTGAGCAAGACTTGACTAAGGTTCTTGACATAATGAAAAAGTCGGTAGAAACGGATAAATACATTATAAATGCTCGTGGATTTATAGCCGGTCTTTCGTGTGAATTTACTGGCGAGATAATGATTGGGGTTAAGAAGCAATCTAATCCTGATTATGCTGGCAAGAATATCAAACTGTCCGGAACTGGATGTGGTACAATCGCCGTAATGGAATGGATTGAGGCTCATGGATGTCCACTTCTTAATCATACCAACTTTATGGAAGGGAATATTGATGTGCTGATGGTATCAAGTCATTCAAATGACCTGTTTATCGAACTTGATAATATGGGCAAAGTAGATTGGATTGAACTCAGCATCAATGGAAAGAAAGCATATCGGTATCACGAGAGTTTCTGGTGGATATTCAAAATTGATGGAAATTATTATTTCGCCACAAAATGAAAAACAAAATATATTCCATTGTCAGATTTGTGCAAAGCGCAGATGATGACTATAATCGCATTGAGGCTGTGTTCTCAGGTATTAGCCTATACTATTGCGAAGGTAATTCTCAACCAGTCATTGACTATCTCAGTGATTGGGATGATGAAGAAAATGAGCTTTCTGAAGAAGAGCCGATGATTGGCAAGATAGGCGACACGTCTTATGCTGATAAGAATGGCATTTACACTCTCTTATATAATTCAAATTTGGGCGGGTGTTTTATGCTTTATCGAGAAGCTACTGAAACTGAAATAGATTGGCATAATAACCACCAATTAAAATAAAATCTATGATTAGTAATAATAAATTATATCAAACGCTTTCTAAAGAAGCTCAGAAAGTGGTAGAATATATTTATCATATCTATCATAACGATGATGTTTGTATTGGGGATCTTTTGGGGGCACTGATTGCCAAAGATATTCCAAATATTGATTCTCTGACCGTAGAGGATTGGTTTTATGTCTATATGACATTGATGAGTTATATCGAGGGAGATCATTTTTATCGGTCCATTAATGACGGTGAGCCAGAGGATTATGAAAGAGATAATTTATCAAATATCCCCTAAATATAATGAAATATACAGTTGAAGAAAGTCTCCGGAACTTCAAATTTTGGAGCGGAGGTAAGGACAGAGCTGATAATTGCACTGCTGATGAACTTGACCGCATAGAGGAATTTCTCGAAGAAATTGAGCCGGCTGACGGGTGGACTGACACCGCTATCAACGATATGTTCTGGTTCGATTTCGATACAATCGCCCAACATCTCGGCTACGAAGATGAAGAGGATTTTGACCGCCAGCACGACCCCAATTATCTCGATGATGATGATTTGGAAGAATATGTTGAAGAGTGGTTTGCCTCATTCCTCCAGACTGTCAAAGAACGAGAAGGCACTGATGCTATCGTCTATCTCTATGAGAATTGCTTTGGTGGCGATTATCTTGATTTCGCCTCAACTGAAGCGGAAGAGGAAGAAGCTCAAAACGCTCCTGATTATCCTGACTGGATAGGTGAGCGAATATACGATCATCTTCTGAAAGAGTATGGTGCATCCGACCTTATGGAAGCTCTTTTTGAAGATGATAACGGTCACGAAAATCTCACAGATTTCCCGACCAAAGAACAGTTCCGTGATGAAATGATGAGAGTTCACAAAAAATCTGAAGAACAATGAAAAAGGAATTATATCATACCAACTTCGCGGTTGCGGTGAGCTGGTGCAACAATGCACTGGTTCTCTGCAACAATATCCCTAACATTGATGATTCAATATGGGATAACTTTGAACCTATTGTAAATCTGGAGTATGAGCCAGAATATGATGAAGAGGGCGAGGAAATAAAACCCAAGTGTCCTGAATGTGGTGCAGAGCTATCGCAGTATGGTCCCAATATGGAATGTCCTGAATGTGGATATTGCGATGAGCCGGTGGAAATCTATCAGTGGTACATAACTGATTGCTCCAAATTTGATGTGGAATATCTCACCAATGCTTTTGGTCTGATTTTTACTTACAGTGACCTCCTTGATTGCTATATCCTCTGTGTCACACATTTCGGAACCGGCTGGAGCTACGTGGATTGGTACACCACCAATGAAATCGCAAAGCGTGAGCTGGGAGAAAAGAAATAATCCATATCACTATGCAAACTTCAATAGCTGTTAAGAGCTTTCCCGGATTTTACGGCAGTATGTTCGGGGAAGAATATGTCGAGTATGACGGTCGGGAAAGACTGGAAGAGCAATATCCCGACTTCAAGCATCTCTCAGATTGGGAGTTGCCTGAAGATTATCGTTCTGAGGTTGCAAAAGAGTTCGCTGAAATGTATGTAAGTGAACTGAATGACAAGCTCGGACTCAAAATGGAGCTTACCAAAGAGTCCGTAGAATCTCCCAGAGAATATAATTTCACAAACGACCAAGTAATCTGCTATGTAGAGGTTGGTGACTGGGATGAGTACACTCGAAAGATTATCTCTCTGATGAGCGAGCTTGACATTCGTGTTGAACTTGCAAAAATCATCAAAGAAAATCATTCTGATCGCCCCGGTTTCTGGAGCTGGATGAGCAACGATATAGAAGATTGGTTCGGTGCCATTATCGACCCAGATAACACCAATTATCTGGAGTGTGTTCTTTGGTATCTCTATTGCCTCAAAACTCAGGAGTCAATCTCCGGCGATGGTGATTGGGGTATGGCTGACCAAATTTATGAAGAACTGAGTTGCAGCAGAGATACAATGACACTTGTTCCCACCACAGATGAGGCTAAAGAAGAGCTTGATGCTTATTTCAAAGAACAAGAACGTCTGGAGGCTTTGCGCAACCAGCCAACAATTCCTGGATTATGATAATAACGAAAGAACTGGTGGAACAGCAGTTTAATAACACCCTGAGTTACTTTCCTTGGGGTGGCAAGGTGATTGCGGTTCGCCAAAATGATTGGGGAGAATGGATTGCTGATTGCAAAGTTCCTGGTCATTATAGCAGAGATTGTGATGGACCAAATGGGCATTACTACCGAATGGAAGATGACGATTGCCCAATCCGTCAGTTTATGGTGGTCTTAGAATATCAAGAATCCCTTTTTGGTATGGAGCCTTGGTGGTTGACGAGATATTATGAGGCAAAAGACAATCAACGCCTTCCCACTTTTTCTGAAGAGGGTTGCTTCTTCGATCCAGATGCCCCAAGAAGTCCTTACATATTAGCAAGAATAAAAGCTCGCATTGAAAAGGACGCTTACTTATGGGAACTTCAGGAGATGTGGAGCAAATTCGCTAATACTCCAATCAATGATGAAGATGAGATTGAAACCCCTTTCTATTTCTGGGAAGCTGGAACATCCCGCTTTGACATCTGGCACTGGTTTGATAAACTCTGCCCAAATGGTCTTGCAGTTGACCTGATGGGCGAAACTTCTAAGTCTTTACCCTTTTAATTATGATACCCGATAGATACATAGAATATAATGGCGAACACTATCCAGTGTTTGACATCTATATCGTTGACCAAAGCGATGAGGATTCGGCACAAAATATGAAAACCATTGAGGTTTCTGTATCGGTTGAGTCCCTTGAAGGATTGTTGATAGACTCTTCAGGCAATCCACTTAATGCTGAAGCAGCCGCCGTTGATGAAGAGATTTTCTTCTACATTCCTGATGAGCTGGAATATGGAGAGGCGAGTGAAATAGCTGATTTTGTTTCAAATAATTGTTGGTGATATGGCAATACCCCCTCAATCTGATATAGCCTGGCGTCACACTTTTGATAAATACTTCAAAAAGTGTTATGAGCGCGAAAGAAAGGCAGGTAATCCTACAGCTGAAGCGATTGGTCAGGCTTTCCAAGAAACCGTTGACCTCGAATATCATCCCGACTTCCCGGTTCAGCTTCCAGTCAATCAAAGGGTGCTGGGAGAATGGGGAGAAGCCTTCCAAAAACGAATGAACGAAGAAATCCACATTGCAATCATTGATTGTGATACTGATACTCCGGTTGTCGCAATCATTAAAGTGAAGAGAGAGTGGCTTCACTGTCAGTTACCCCAATGGTTGATTGACAACGAAGAATACGACTACTTCTATGAAATCCCTGATGAGGAAGATGAACTGATTGAGCATTTCCTTTTCGTGTACTGTGGATATAGTCAGAACAGACTTCACTGGCATATCGTGCCGGCCGATACAAAATTCAAACGACTTACAGTTAAAGATTTTCAAAAATGAGACATACCGATTTTTACAATCAATACAAGCATCTTGACGATTGTACTCGTGAAGAGCTTAAAGCAGCAATTAAGGCTCACGGTAATGAATATGTGTTTATTCACACCGATGAAGATGATGGAGATGACGAGAAAATCTCAGAGGAAAAGAACAATGCCCCTATCATCGCCGCTTCTACCAAATGGATGGATACTTATGAGGATTTTTATATCTCTCGCGTTGCCATTGAAGAATTTGGTTGTCTGGTCATTTATGGCTTCCCCAAGGAGGGGTGGGCAGATGATGAGCAGGAACTGACCAGCATAGCACACGGTCAGTTGGAATATGTCATCGACCTTATCCCGGAAACTGATGAGGTGCAGGATGTGACTATTCCTTAAAAACTCTTAAAAATCTCGTTCTCATTCTAATTTTCTTCTACAATGAGACTATTCCCATAAAAACATAACAACCAAAAACGTATGACACCACAAGCTACGAACTGCCTTGAATTATATCGAGGTGGCAATCCTGCTACTATCAAGCAGTTGCTAAAAAACCAGAAGCCCTCTGTCTTAGAGGAATTGAAAAATCACTTTGGCACCAACGACCTTGACAAGCTGGCCGTCTGCCTCAGCAAAGGTAAGTAACACATCATCAAAAATATAAAAATATGATCTCAGACGAAATCGCAAAAACCATCTACGCTTCTCTTCCGATGGATGAGAAGCTGAAACTTGCTCTCTTCAGTGACTTCGGTGAAGAAGCACAGGCTGTGTATGACTTCATCAAATCTCCGATAAAGGAGGTTGAGCAAATCAAAATCGACATTCAGCAGACTGAAGGCTCTCATCAAGCCATTCTGAATGATGGAGTGTACTACATCTACGAGGATAACACAGTTGAAAAGTTCGACTACAAGAAGCGCAATGCTCCGACAAAGACGGTAAAGCGTATCGGCGTAGTGATGGGTCGCCATGCTCTCGCAGTCAATCTGGAGGATTATCCGGAACAGCCCCTTACCAACCAGAAAGACCCCGGCGGTTATGACGGTTACATCACTGAATATGATGATGCTGTTGCTGATTGGAACGGCCAGTCAAACACTGAGCATATCAAGTCTATCGGCACCGGCATAGAGCTGGAGGATGACGAGTGGATCCCTTCAGTTGCTGAACTCTATCTCATCTATCTCAACAAGCGTTCAATCAATGCCGCCATCGAACTTAGCGGCGGTAGCCGCATTAAGGATGGCTGGTATTGGACCAGCACTGAGGGCTCGGCGACGAACGCTTGGTACTTGTACCTGTACGACGGCTACCTCGGCTGGTACACTAAGGCCACGGACAGCGGCTACGTCCGCGCTGTGGCAGCATTTCATTAACCCTTAACCCCTTTATCCCTTTAACCCTTGGAGCGTAGCGACACGAGCGTAGCGAGTTAGGGATAAAGGGGTTTAACTTTTACTTCTATGGAACGCCCCAATCTTGATCATGTTCGTCAGTTATTACGAGCAAAGAATAATGAGGCCGTCAAAGAAATAGAACCTCAAATCATTAAATTCTGTAAGTACAAATTAAGTAAGTGCATTGACTCGATAGAGATAAAACAGGCATTTCTACTTACGTTTGAATCTCTTTATAATGGCAAGAAAAAAGACTCAACTGACCCATTACCAGACTATTTATTAGGTCTGTTAGATGAGCTTATGAGTGAATATGGATTAGTCAAAATAGATGACTTCAAATCCCTCCAGACTGATGATGTAACCTTATATTGCTGGAAACATAAAGGCAAATGGCATACCAACCCGGTAATCCTCAATAAAGTAATTGATGATGCCAAAGTTGAAATACGGTACACTCATCACGAACCTATGAATGGCTTTGAGCATACTTTCAAAGCTAACACCTTCAAATTCGCAATCAGACAGTTGACTTCTCCCCCAAAGGAGAATGTAAACACAAGATATACATTCTTTTTCTTTAACTCCTAAAAATCTTTCAATATGGAATTTACCACTTTTGAAACTGCTATCAAGAACTATCTTGACAAGCGCGCTGAAGATGATGCTCAGTTCGCAACAACATACGCAAAACCCAACAAAAATATCAAAGAGTGTTGCAAGTACATCTTCCAGCAAGTCGAAAAGAACAAGCCCAAGGGTGAGCGTTGTGTCGGTGTTTCCGACGATGAGGTATTTGGACTGGCAGTCCACTACTATGATGAAGATGACATCGTAGTAGAAGGCCCCAAGAATAAAGTGGAAGCCGTACAGAGTCCTTCTCCAGAACCCCCAGCCTCCCCTGAGCAGATCACTTCAGAAGAAAAGCCTAAGCAGCGCAAACCAAGAAAGCCCAAAGCTGCTGTTGACCCCAATATCCCGGAGCCGCTGGATATTCCGATTTTCTAATCCTTTCAGCTCTTTCACAATATGAAACCCAGAAACAAATTTCAAAGAAAAATTTTGGAGTTATCCAAAACACTCTCTCCTTTGAACGAACATCAATATAAGGAAGCTGTCAGGAAAGTGGCTCCGCATATTGCCAAGTACAATTCTAAGAAAGAATATGTGTGTCTGGATTGTGGTCACTCTTGGAAAGGTGATGAGGCTACTAAGGTTGTATGTCCTCACTGCTCCGCAAAGCTGGATGTTGACAAAACTCGCAAGTGGAATTTTTGTGATAGAGCTTATTTCGCAATCGTAACCAAGCGTGGAGGTTGTCAGGTTGTTAGAATGTTCTTTATGCAGACAAATCTGAGAAGAGGCGAGAAGGCTACATACTGGATTAGTGAGGCTTTTCAACGCTGGCTTACTCCAGATGCCAAAGAAGTGATAGTTGGTCGTGCTCGACATTGGATGTGCAGTTATTGCGATATATGGAACTATGACAGCGAAATGGAAATCCGAACAGAAAACTATGGCCACTATGTCACGCCTTACAAAGTTATCGGGCAATCTTCAGTGATTCCAGAAATCCGAAGAAACGGATATAACGGTGATTTTCATAACTGTTCCCCATATACTTTGTTCCAACGCTTACTCACTTGCAATAAAACTGAGACGGCATGGAAATTAAGGCAATACAAAATGGTAGCTTTCTCATTGGCTAAAAAGTATGAGTTTGAGAAATATTGGCCCTCCGCTAAGGTCGCTTTCCGGCACAATTATAAGATTACCGATGCTTCAACTTGGTATGATATGCTCGACGCTCTTGAATACTGTGGGAAAGATTTGAGAAATCCAAAATTCATCTGTCCTGACAATCTTAAAGAGGCTCATGATTTATGGATTGCTAAAAAGCGAGCTAAGATGGATGAAGCAGATAGACGAAGAGAGCGCGAGAGACAAATGACACCTTTACAACGCTATGAGGTTAATCACAAAGTTGATGAAGCTCGATATAAGAAAGCCAAATCAATATTTTTAGATCTGGAATTTGTCGATAAGGAAATTGTGGTCAAACCTCTTCAGTCGGTAAAAGAATTTGTAGAAGAGGGTGAATATATGCACCACTGTGTCTTCACTAATAGGTATTATTCTGACGACAATGTGCTTATTTTTCATGCCCTGGTTAATGGTGTGTCAATCGCAACTATAGAATTTTCTTTAGAGGACTTCTCGGTCCTCCAATGCCGTGGCAAATACAACCAGGTTCCAGAACACTTTGACAGAATAGTATCATTGATTAAGTCTAATACTTCAAAAATTATATCAAAAATCGCATAACAGCTATGACTGAAAATCTTAAAATCGCTATGATAGCCATCAATAAATGGCTGTTTCATGGCTGGAATTACAAGGTAGTTCCAATGACTGTCACCTTTCCCGGTGGTGGTGCAGATACGGTAAATGTGCCGGAATTTCTCAAAGAAGTGAAATGGACTTGTCATATCAGTCACATGCTGGGAAAGTGGCAACACGCTACCAGAACTCAGGATCCTGACACCTATATGGTCAAGTTCTATGCAGACCTTGACGATAAGAATCGCAAGCTCTTGCTGGAATGGATTATCCAAAACTATAACGGCGAAAAGCCTTTATTCTCATAGCTATGGAAGTATTCTGTGTAACAGTTGAATATGAGGGTGTTCGACCTTCAGACAACTATACTTCTTTCACTCTGTGGGCAACACTTGAAGGTGCCAGACGCGCCTTAAAGCAAGAACGTAAGGACATTCTTAAAAAGCCCGGATGGTCTGAAGATACCATTGAAGCAGATGAAGATGACCGTTTTTCCGCTACAATAGATGAATATTATAGCGAGTCTTACAATGTCACAATAAGTAAAGAACCAGTCCATGAATGATAAGATATTAGAAATGTTTTTCGATACTGAGAGATGGCGATATGCCATTGAAAAAGGTGTCGGGAAGCACATCAATAAGGCTCATCTCTATCAGCTTACAAAACCTGATACCAGAGCTGCTATGTACGCTGCTATACGAGACGGCCGATATGAGATAGCACCGCCCCACACGGCTCTTATCCCCAAGGATAACGGAGAGTTCCGGACAGTCTATGTCAATGAGCCGATTGACCGCATATTTCTCAGTATCGCTAATGACCTTTTATTTGAGCTGATGCCTGAGATGATTCATCCCACTTGTCAATCTTATCAGAAAGGTATCGGTTGTGGCAAGATTGTGAAAGAGATCTCCAAGAGAATTTGCCAAACCAAGGGCGAAGTGATTGGGTGGAAGTCTGATTTCAGTAAGTATTTCGATTCTGTACCTATCAGATTTATTGACGAAGCCTTTGATAAAGTCGAGGCAAAACACGGCCATTCCGCTATCATAGATGTTCTCCGAAAGTATTATCATTCGGACTGGTATTTTGATACTGACGGCAAACTCCAGAAAGCCTATCAGTCACTCAAACAAGGCTGTTCGGTCGCTTCTTGGTTGGCAAATGTAGTAATGTTTACCCTGGATGAAAGACTGAGCCAACTGAATGGCGAGTATGTCCGATATTCTGATGATGCCTTATTTGTCGGGCCGGACTATATGAAAGCAATGGAGATAATGACTGAAGAGGTCACGAAGCGAGAAATGAAACTCAATCCCAAAAAGATAGAGTTTCTTACTCATACTCGGTGGTTCAAATTCCTTGGGTTTTCAATCAAAGGAGCCTCCATTTCTCTCAGCTCAACCCGAATAAAAGCCTTCCAGAAAGAGATTGAATCCCGCACTATCAAAGCCAAAAAGAAAAGCCTCATCAAAGCCACGAATGATATAAATCATTATCTCTATTGCGGAAATGGTGAGTATAGCTGGGCCACTCAGGTGTTGCCGGTCATCAACGTGAAGAAAGACATTCAAACTCTCACACTCTTTGTGATGGATTGTTTGAGGGCTGTCGTGACTGGCAAGACTAAAATCGGAGGACTGGGATATATTGCCAATCAATCCGATGGCTGCATACAGCGAGGCATAGGACGGAATGTGAAAGCTAACCGTATAAAGACAGACAAGATGTTCTCCGGCTTTTTTACGATAGGGTGTATGCAAAATGCACTCTTGACCAGTAAGGATGTTTACAGAACGCTGGTTTCCTCTCTTCATCAGTACGGATAACCGATATAGATTGAGTGTGCAATGAATGGTAGAACGGCAATCCTTTCAGAGAAGGATCATCGAACTGTGGGCCATGCTATCGCCTTTGGCCAACAGTCTCAGATCCTTCTGACATCAAATCCTTATAGCCACACACGATATTGTCTGACTACCAATTACCGAATATGCGGTCTTATCTGAAGGGTCAATCATTCAATTATTCAGAATTAATAGCAGATGGACCAGTAGATTCATCTCCTATCGTAGATGACTCATCCTGGTCCATCTGTAACTTCTGAAGAATATCAAGATAGTAAAGAAACATATCAGTGACATGACAGATACATCAAGCCAAGTATATGGCAGCAATCTGAGAGATGATAATTTTAGTTTTGGCTTCATTAAGCTGCTGTTAGGAGGCTCTATCAACCCTCCATCAGCAGCCGTAAAGCCCAAACATCAACCTCTTAAAGCGATATACCAAATCATCTTCAGTAGCCAATGTAATGCGGCACCTCAGTTCAAGAAAGCAACTGTTTAGTCATCCAGACCTGAATAGGACTCAGGTTCCACCGGCTTTCACATCCTTGCCTGGGATGTTTCAGCCGGTTCTACCTGAGTCCTTATCTGGATTCCATCAACCGAATAGAGTTACGCATCAATGCTTTGAGAACTGATAAACCTCAGCACAGAGGATTTAATCAAGACTGGCAAGTTCAATAGAGCTGGTTTAACCAAGGGACTCGAATCGACAGCCAGGTTAGCCACCTGGCTTGTTCGATTCGGAACCTTGTCACCAGCTCTTTAATCAATACGATAAAGTAATGTGCCAAGTCAGTGAGATTATAATTTTTTAATTCAAATAGAAATGGAAAACATTTATAATGAATGTGTTAATAAAGTCAAGTGTGGGTCAAAATTCCATATAGACTTTCAGAAACGCACGCTCAAAATTGATGGTAAATATGTCATCAAACAAGGTGAGTATGAGGGTGAGTTAGGGCTTCCGGTATTTGACGATCCGCTCACTATTATTACTCAGCTGTTCATTCGCTATCAGCATAGCCTACCATCTGAACGAAGTGATCATAAGCGTAAAAAATACTTCAATGCTCTGTCTGAGCATCAGCTTTCAGATGAGGATATGCTCTATGGCGAACCACGAGAAGTTGCTCAAATCAAGTTGGAACTCCATATCCTGATAATGATATTTAACGGCTCTCTCAAATGGTATGAATTTGCTAAGGATAAATGGTTCTGGCAAAGTCCTACCGTAAAAGAACTCATCATCCTGAAAGAATGGATTGAACCCAAATCAGAAAACAAATAACATCAAAATAAAAACCAATATGAAGAAAGTAAGCGTAAAATGCCCCAAGTGTGGCGCCAATCTCGAAGTAGAAGCAGCTGAAGTGAATGTTGTAATGCCAGTTCACTGCGTACCAACATCAATCGCCGTAGAAATCCCCGTTCCGGCCAACAAGCTCAATGAAGCTGAGGCCAAAATCGAAGCTCTCCGTAATGCCGGAGTCAACGTGGCCAACCTCTTCTCTATTCGTGGCACTGACGGCAGCTACGAAGTCGGTCGCCTCACTGACGGTCAATTTGCTGTAGTTCCCGATGACGATCCTATCTTCGCTGCAATTCGTGCCAGCAAAACGATTCCTGACCGCCGCCTCTTCCGTCGCTGGGTTATGGCTCAGGTCTTTCACATGATGACCGAAACCGATTACAAGACCGGCCAGCCCATCGGCTTCACTGCCGCCCTCCGTCGCAAGGGTTACAAGTATCAGTGGGAAATGGTTGTTGAAGAACTGCGTGTTCAGGCAAGGCTCAATGTCACTGACCCGGAAAACTTCGCAGAGCGCAATCGCTGGTTCAATCGTGGCGTTGTCGTTCAGATGGCCACCGACTACATTAAGTTGGTCAGAAACATTGTGACAAAGCTCCGTATCAGATCGTGCAAGGGTGTTCCTTATGTTCGCTTGGATGGCACCAATATCTTCATTAAAGACCTGCCGACTAAGGTGTATGAGCCTCTTGAAAAGCTGCTCCGCTCAATCAGGAATACCCGTCAACCGGCCGCACTATATCGTGCAACAACCAATTTCTATAAGGCAGTCAAAGAAACTTGTCTGTTCTTTGATATGGAACAGTCCAGAGCTTTCAAAGATGCCTATAAAGGTGCCGGCGCCTTCTTCACTCTGAAGAACCTCATTCTCTTCCACGATTGTGGATTTCCAAAGATGAGTCAAAAAATGTCACGGGAATATCTTTATGAGCTTGCATCTCAAAAAGATTTAGAGGGATATAAGCTCTTCGGTATCCTGAAGGATTTTCTGGTCGTCAATGGTATCAATATTGAGGCCATGCGAGCTGAATGGCGAAAATAAGATTCTCCTCACTTAATCGTGTCAGCATAAGAGATTGTGTTGACACGATTAAAAACATTTCATCCAATGAAACTTCACTTACTTTATATTGGAGATGCTTGGTTAAGTAATTCCAGTTTAGAATTGTTGGCAGTATGCACATCATTTGAAAAAGCTGTCGAATTAGCTGTCGAACACTCTAAAAAACATAATAGTCGGTTATGGGAGTCCGATATACGCGAATTGCAAATCAATAAACAAACTTATGGTTTGGATAACAATTATATGATTTCATTCGCTATAACCGATACTCTTGATATTTGACTCAAAACAATAATCATCAAATATGGAGAAATTTGAAGATATACTTGTCAATTATTTTGGTGCCACTCAACCAATTTTTGACAATACCACCGGCGGATTAACACCATCAGGAGAAAAGGCTTATAAAAAACTGAAAGCACTTATCAATAAGTTAGGTGCGGTTAAGATGTTAGATAAGAACAATGTTCTTGAAGCACTCAATAAGATAGTGGAAACTCACGTTGTGGTTTCCCAGCTTAACCTCTCTTCAGAGTTGAATGGCCTGCGATTAGCAGTGATTGGTAAAACTCTATTTACTTACGATTCTTGGAATGGCTCTTCAATGACTATTGTAGTAGATGGCATTGAAATTCTTACCGATTCAGTTTTGTTTACCGGCAAAAACAACTGGGGTAATCGCTCAGGCATTTATGTCGGTAAAGAATATCTTGAAGAGCTGATTGCCACTGGAGCAGCTGTGCAACATAACACTATTGATCATTGTGATGTAACAACATCCTGGACCCTTAAAGATAATTCAAAAAATTAACCCAATGAGCGAAAATACTAATACCCTTTCCATCGGACAGGATGTTTGGTGGAAAGATCCCGAAGGCAAAACATCTGGCTCCTTTTTGGTACTGGAGATAAAATATGATGAAGATGGCGGTCTCTATGATGATACTATCGTTCTAATCAGCAATGGTGTATCGGAAGCTGAGGTCGAGGCTTGCGAGCTTCAAGACTTGACTTTACGCCGTCAGAAAATCAAAGAACTGGTTGACCGGGTGACTGAAATAGTAGAAGAAGATGATTGGAGTATTCACAACCACGATGAAAACTTCAATAATATTGACCTCTATTTCTCCAAAAGCTCTTCTCGCGGTCAGGACTTCGGCTTCTATGTTGATTACGACTCTGGCGATGTAAAGGGTCTCATCAATACCATCGAAGCATATTATGAGAGCTATGATCCGTGTGAAGAGGCCGCTCTCTGGATTGGAGAGGATGGTCATGGCCGAAATGGTGCGCCACATGACCTTGCAGACATTCTGGATGATATGAAGGAGTGTAAAAAGAATGTAAGAAGCCTGATTGACTTGCTTAACCAGGAACTGAAAGGTGTAAAAATACCCAAACAAATTCTTCATTCTCGATATTCAGAGCGTCTATATAATCTTCGCAATGAAATCATCGAGAGCATCGTTCACACTGTCAAAGATATTCTTCAGTCCACCAAAACTTATACAATTCTCTGGGATCGCATTACAGGCCATGAGAATCCGGACATATGTTATGAGAAAGACTCCGGCCCCTGGAATGTATTGCCTGATACAATAGGCTTATCTGACAATGAGGATGAGTTTTTCATTACCTTCGCTACATATTGTGAGGCTCCAACTTCTAACAATGGAGAAAACATCTATACTGATACTCTGATTGATATTCTGGAGTATCTGGAAAACTATCGTGACAAACTTTAATCATCCTATGGCTGGAAAGAAAAGCAGTGTCAAAGACACTAACGAAAAACGCCCTGCCGACTATAATCCTCAACCCGGCAATAAGGCTACTCTCACTCTTGCGGATTTCACTGATGAGAACCTTTTTGCCGAACTTAGACGGCGTGGTTATAATGGCGAACTCCGCTACTCCAGAGTGATAACGGTATGAAAAATCAAGCCACCAACAAGAAGATACAGGCAAAACTCACCCGACTCTGTAAGACTTGCGAGTTGAAAAAGGAGAAGGGTGAGTGCCCGTTCTCTAATAAATTGGAGTGTACGGATTGCAATCTCATAATAACAGAGATGGTCCTCAACAACTATTCCTCTTGGGATTTGCAAGGTATTCCCATTAATGCTATCGTCAAAGGACTTCAGGCTCACAAGTTTACTGGAGAGCTGAGACAAACTAAGGTTGTAATGATATGAAAAAGAGTAATCTAACCCCTGAGCAGCAAACTCTGTTCAATGCGAACTTTAATCGGCGAGCTTATGATAAAGCTAAAGAGCCAATTCAGAAAGCTATATCGGAGTCCAAAAACTTTGATGAGCTTTGGGAAAGAATAAAAAACTATGACCGTGATGTGGAATATGAGGATGACTTTACTATTATAACGTGTGAGGTCGAACTTGACAGAAGCCACATGGAAACCGAAGGAGATTATGTTGGTGTCTGTTTCTATATCAAATGGTATGATGAAGCTGATGCCGGTATGATTGACAAAGTTGCTCTCTATTCATCCGAACCATCTGGAGAGTATATCGCCGATCTCTTGTGCTATATTAACCCTGATTCCTGTGAAGTAACAGAATGGGTCTATGAAGCATAATATTGATGACAAGCAGTGAGTATTGTCAATAACAAATAATGAAAAAGAAACAAACCAATGACTCGACCAGAGTAAAGGGTTTTTACATCAACGAGCTTATCAGAGGATTTTTCGGAGAACAGAATGAGGGAAAGATGATGCTTCAGAAAATGGGACTTTCTCCTGATACCGTACCATTCAGTATAGCCATTTTCCTTCAGAACCAACGCATATTTTGGTTTGATAAGGATGGTAATCGTGTCACCATTTCTTTTAAGCTGAAGCCTCATCAACTGGAGTGTTTCGGCACTTACCGGAAGAAAAGAAAGTCTATGAGGCTTTTCAGAGAGTGGGGAGAATATGAAGATCCTGAAGTAATCGCTCGTATTGAGTCGGGAGCCATTGGTGACTGTTGTATGAGATGTATTTACGAAAATTTGATTGAATAATATGGGCTGGATAATTTTTGTCGGCTATCTTTTCTGTGGAGTGATGTGTAACATTTTCTACCAGATTGAGAAGTCATCCACCAAAGGTAGCAAGGAACAGAAGATTGCTACCATAGTTATGTACTGCTTTGCAGGCTTGATTGGCCTCGGACTCCTAATCCTGGCGATGTACGCAATCGGATGGATTTGGTATTTCTTCTGTGGAGGCTTCCTCATATTTGAGGATCAGCCGTTCTGGGATAAGGTCGTGTGTGGCTTAATGTCCTTAGTCTTTCTCGGATTTATCTTCGGTTTCATTGCAGTTTGCTGTGGCTGGGATCCGGATAGCAGACGATGAAGCCAACAAATATTAGAGGGATTAACTTTTCTTCACAAACTGTGGAGGGTTAATCCCTCTATTATGTTATATCTGATAAAAGCAGTTTCATTCTCAACATAATATTATGGATATATCTAATGTAAAGGTCTATGACCTTAAAGAATCCGTTATTGCTTGCAGAAATGCAATGCGTCTGGAGGTTCCGGAATATACGGATGAAGAGTTTGAGGCAAGTTTGAAACGGGCCATAAAACTATGTGAAGCCTCTAAGGGGCCGGTCAAGTGTCACGCCAATTTCCGCACTGGTATTCGTGTCAGCTTCGATATAAAATACCCCAACTACATCTCTCCCGAAATGCAGCGTTACCACTGGTTTGACATCGTGACCTCATCATCCAAAATGCACCGCATAATGCAAATGGATTTCGACAAGTGCTGCAACCAATGGGTCACTCAGGAAACAATCGCTCAAATGAAGCGACTGATCGCCAAATACAATGAGGACAAGTCCGAAGAGAACTTTATGACTGTTCTTTCCAACTGCCCCCAGGGTGTAATGCTCTTTATGAGAGTTTCCACCAACTATGAGCAGCTTCGCACAATCTACCTCCAGCGCAAGAGCCACAAACTCCCTGAGTGGAGAATGTTCTGTGAATGGATTGCCACTCTTCCTTATGCAAAGGAGTTGATAATTTGCGAATAATCTGCAATCTAAGTATATCGGAGTAATTTTTATGCTGAAAGGCATTGCATTTTTTCGTAATTTTGCAGTGTCTTTCAGCTCTAAAAGCAAAAACCAATAGTATGAATAGACAAAGACGAAGTGTTCTTCATGCCGTTCTTGACGGTTTAGCAAGACTGAGAGACCCGGTTGATAAGGCAGAGGCCCTGAAAATCCTTCAGAAAGCTCAATCTGATGTTCAGAAATGTGCCGATGAAGAGGAAGAAGCTCTTGATAACCGGCCCGAATCATTCCAGTGGTCTGCTGCCAATGATGCGATGACCGACAATGTGTCTGACCTCACTGATGCCAGTGGAGATCTGGAGGTGCTTATCGAAAACTGTCAATCTGCCGATAAGTTTTCGTACCAATCGGTCAAAAGTGACGTTATTAAGATAGTGAACACCATCAAACAGACTATTCATAGATGAACCAGGAACAACTCGCAGACAGAATAAAGGAAGCTGTAAATGGAGCTGCCTATACAGGTAGTTTGACAGCTTATGCCGTACAATCCATAGAGTTATCAAGAAGTAACTATCCAGTCCAAAATCTTATCATATTTTGTCAAGATATGAACTTGAAATTTGTGATGACAGATTTGGCTACTGAGGATCGCTTCTATCCCGATTCTGTGCTTGGTGTTCACAAGGTGTTGGATTTGCTTATGAGACGCTACCAAGTCGATCCTAAGTTAGTCTATCGAAAGACCGGAATACATTATACCCCTCCCAAATCTTTCATTCCAGAAGATCTGGAACGAATGAAAGAAGAGGCAGAGGGGCGTAAATATGTCATTCCACTTTCCATCAAAACCTTGTTGGCCGTCTGTGAGGTGATTCATTGTGATTTGACGTTTGACCCAAAATGATGAAAGCAGTGTCATAATATGATCAATATTTATGGCAACTAAGAAAGAGGTTCTTCAAAAATCTCAGGAAGCAATCGCAAACTACTTCCAATTATCAAAGTTTTTATTCAGTGAGGATGCTCCTTACGACGTAAATGAAATTCCACAAGACAGCCCATTCTATGAGAGTGCAAAAGCTATCTCAGATGAGATGGAGCTGGATTGGGAAAATATGTCGCATGAGGACAGCAATCGAGTTATGATCAATATGCTCGCAGATGCTTTTGCCGCTATTGAGCCGGATGAGCATTACGATGCAGTCCTGACCATCTCCTTCAAAAAAGCTGAATAATATGGGCCTGGCCGATACAGTTCAATTTACACTACGCCCTAAAGACTTGGAGAAAGCGAGTGATATGTTTGGTATTGAGATTGCCTTGCTGGAACGCCTCAACGCCCAGCGACTTCTCAATGCCACATACATTCGCAATCTCTTAATCAGGGCCGACTACGAAAGACTGACAAGCGGATTGCATTGGCTGGAACATCAGGACAAGAATTATAACTTCCCTGAAGTGTTGAGAGCGTTATCGCGCGAATACAATATAAGCAAACAAAGTCTCAAAGACATTCTTCACGGAAAGAATGAATCACTCTTGTTCTGTAACCGTTGTGGCCGACGCATTGGTAAGGCTCAGTATAACAGGACAAAAGGTTTCTGTTCCAACTGCTTCTCAGACACGTTGGAACTATAATTGATTAAAAGCAGTATTTATATGAACGCGACATTCCAAATCCAACAATTATGGCAATATTTAGGGGTTCAGGATGACGAAATCCTAATCATTCGACATTACAACCAGTCTGATGATAAAGATGAGTTCTTAATCGTTGAAGCAACCCAGAATGGTCTCACAATCACCACAACTGACACTCTTCCGGAGCTGAGAACTGACATGAAGTTCCAAATCGTTCAGCAACGTGACTCATCCGGGAAGTTCATAATCCCATCAGTAACTCAGTTAATCAATGACAAGGTTAGCGATTATTAACCAAAATAAATAGGCTTTTTAAGATTTATTAATAAATCTTTCTGAAGGCTCTGCACTATTACTCGGTGCAGGGCCTTTTTGTATGCCCTCAAATGATAACAGCAATATATTATGGCACAAAGAATAAAAACTAACATCAAGTTCTACAAAGGGCTTGAAAATGTTGCAGACCGGCTCTATGGTTTCGTCACCAAGACCAACGGAAGTTGGAAAGGGTGTCGGGAAACTGAGAGCAAGAAAAAAATCGTGTTCGTAGATCCGTCTATCGCAAAAGACATCATCCCCAATATGCTTTATAGCTGCACTCTGATGCCAATGCGTAGCGAGACTGGCTTCATAGCCAAATCTGCAACCATTCTCCGGTTCCCCGCCACCATTAAAACCATTTGCCGCAAAAACGTATTCGTTGTGCGCATAACTTTTGGTAACAAAGAAATCATCTACGACCCCTCCAGCAAGGAGAAGCGTAAGAATGACATTCAAGTTATCGCCCAGCTTCTTCGTGGTAGAAATGACCTTGAAAACGCCATTGCCACTGCCGAAGATTTCATTGACAATGCCTTTATGGTTAGAAGGCTTTACGAACAATCTCAGGGCAATGTTTGAAGAAGGAATGTCAAGTAATGAGCTGCTTGATGAGTATCGCTTAGACCTTGCAGATATTCAGGAAAAGACTGTCCGTTTCGACAACTCTGAATATGTCACACGATATTTATGGAAACGCCATAAACAGCCAACTGTGATTCTGACCAAAGTCTTTACCTCGTTTCGTGGTAACAGCTATCTCGGAATACTCATCTACTTTCAGACTGGCGCCGGCAAATCTAAGAAATGGGATTGGTCATCATTCCATATCGGTCTGATGAATACTAGCAAGGGCATATCAGCTATTGCCTTTTATACTGAGAGCAGACAAGCTATCAAATTCAATCCTCATTTCTTTCATCGCTATAAAGAGCGATTTATGGAGGTTTGTGACTGGCAGATCAGAGGTCAACTCACAGCTTCAAAAAACATTATTGATGTGATTGCTATCTATATGAAGCGCAACCTGACGATGACTTGGATCGAAACTAAATCGGTCTTTCGTAATAAGGTTCACATATTCGGACCGGTCAATGATGGTGTAGCTCTTCTTCAGTGGGATAAGCAACGTAAACTGCTTCAGGCCAACACATTTGTGACAATGGATATGCTGGATGAGAAGCAGACAGAAATGGTGAAGTATGCCAAAATATACTTTTCTCTCTCCAAAGCACAAAGAAAGAAATTCCGTTTCCCGGATTTCATCTCAAATGATTAACGCAGTGTAACATAACTATCTTAATATGATTAGTCTCAATGAGGGTATCGCAGTTGACGCGGCCCATTCAATGAAGAATCGTAAGACAGAATTTCAGGGAGTTGACCTGAATACTGGGAAAACGCTATTCTATTCCGATTTGGGTAATCAGACCATTAATATCGGTGAGTTCCTTGCGATAGTTGAGGCTGTCAAATACATCATTGACAATGACTTTCAGCCTAAAGTCATTTTCTCAGACAGTACGACTGCTATAAGTTGGTTCAAGAATAAACGTACTGCATCCGGCAAGCGTAATGCGAGACTGATGAAAGCTGAAATATACCTAAGAGCTATGGCTTATTGGGTGGATGAGATTAAGGTAGTGAAATGGGATAACAGAGCCTGGGGAGAAATCCCTGCTGACTTCAATAGAAAATAAAAATGGGGCGATTCAATGATTTGACAGGACAACGCTTTAATAGGCTTGTTGCCCAAAAAAGAGATCCTCTTACACCTATTGGGAGTAGACGCATTAAATGGATATGTCAATGTGATTGTGGAAAAATAGTTAGTGTTTGTAGTTCTGATTTAGTTACAGGACATACAGGAAGTTGTGGTTGTTATCAAAAATCACAAGCATCATCATTTCTTACTTCCATAAAAAGCAAAAATGCTAACTTCCATCTTACAAAAACAAAAGCATATAGAAGTTGGAGAGCGATGATGAATCGCTGTTACAGTCCTATAAATAAATATTATGCTTACTATGGTGGGAGAGGTATAAAAGTATCTACTGCTTGGCACAACTATCATAAGTTTTACGAGGATATGGGTGATCCTAATCCTGATCAAACTTTAGATAGAATAAACTGCAATCAAGACTATTCAAAAGAAAACTGTCGATGGGCCACAATGCGAGAACAATCGAATAATCGCAGAAGCAACTTAAAAATTAATTATCAGGGTACAAGGTATTCAGGTAAACAGTTTTCAATCCAATTCGGAATCGAATATCAACTGGTAAGAAAACTATATAAAGAAGGTCTATCTGGCGAAGATATGATTAATTTCCAAAACAATATGATATGATACGCCATATAATTGAAGCCTATGGTATAGGTGCCATATCTATACAGCAGCTATTCAAGCCTTACAGAGAAGAACCTCGTGAAATCATTGATGTAGAGTATGAAGATCTTTCAGACCAGATTCAGCAACCCTCAAACGCTATTGAAATATCCAATGCGGAGTTGATGTCTCAGACTTATTCTTACTCAAAATCAATTTCCGAAATGGAGCGTGATATAATTTGCTCACAAATGGGCATAAGATTTAGTGCTCCTGACACTATCCTAAAAATAAACATCTAATATACATACTATGCTGATCCAGATAACGAATAAATGCCATGAAGGATGCGCTCATTGTATGCACTGCTCCAATCCCAATGGGGAACACATGAGCGAAACCACCTTCAAAAATGCCCTGAGATTCGGACAATTCTTAGGTGCCAGTGCCTACATCATTACTGGTGGAGAGCCGACAGAGCATCCTAAATTCACCGAGTTCTGTCAGTATCTCGACCGCTTTGTTAAACAAAGTAAGACTCCTGGAGGCTTTACAGTGACCTCAAATGGCACTTGGTTCCCGGAGCGCACTGAAGAAATGATAAAACTTGCAAAGCTCCAATCTTATGTAGGTATGCAAGTTTATACTAATTCAAAGTGGTATAAAGACGCCTCATTCATCATTGAGCACAGCAAAGAACTCAGTGCCATACCAAAGATTATTCTTACAACTGATGAAATCAGAAGTATGCAGGACTTGGGTAGAGCCAAAACAAATGAGCAGGCTCAGAAAGAAATAGCGGACAATCCTCACTATATGTCTTGTCTGAATGGGCACTTACTTTTCAAGCAAACCAGCCCCACCAGAAAACTCACTGGCTTGGATCATACACCGGGAGTGGTGTGTAAGCCTTGTATTGACTACAAAGGCAATGTGCATCTTTCAGAATCCTGCCTATGCCCCTCATTCGGAAATGTCAATGATGACTATATGCTTGACATATTCAACAATCTCAGGGAGGCTAAACCGTGTTGTCAGTGTGCTTTAGGAAAGAAGTTCCTGAAGTCGGACAATATCAAAATTGTGGTGGCCCGTAACTTATTAGGTTTTAAGGAGGAAGAAAAATGAGAGTCAAATATTATGACATCTTCGGAATGAGAGGTCAGATTAAGATGTCTGTTAACCCGCCTCAATGTATTGTTGATGCCAACTTCCACATTGTACTGGATGGTGTAGTGCATCAATATGTCGGTATCGGCTGGGTACCGGTTCGTGATGCCACTCCTGAAGATGAGAATCTTCCACAAGTGTTCTCGCCTCACTGCTCTCAGTGTAAGCATTACGATGTCCTTAAAGACAAGAAAATGTATTGCTTCAAATCTCATAAATGTATAACCGCACGAAAAAGACCGTGCAAAGACTATTCAGAACAATGAAAAAACAACTTGTAACTTCCATAGATGTGGCCGGTGTTCCTCGCGGTTTTGATGGCTTAATGGAGCTATGTGTTATCGGTGAAGTATATTATACTCGTCGAACAAAAATCCTGAAACGCCTTGTGCGTAAGGTTATACATAAGGTTGAAGTTCCTCTGGATTACTTTACCTCTGTTGAAGCGGCCAAGGCAGAAGCTCGCCGACAGATGGATGCGTATGTAAAAGAATACTATCGTAACCACTAATCGTATGAAAAAGAAAATAGCAGCTCTACTTAGGAAATGGGCAAATAAACTTAACCCACAAGTCATTACTTGTCATGGTGAAGATCCGCGTGAATGTTCCTACATACCAATCAAATCGGTTTACAAAATCACCCCAGTACAATGTGGCTATATTTTCCCACATAAATTTGGAGAGATCATCAATCCTAACAACATTCCGCAAAGTCAAATGGAATGGGCCTATCGGCATATAGCTGAAGAGTTTGCTAAACATTTCCTTGAAAGGAATATCATCACATTCAACATCAGAAAGGCTTATAACAATGAGGTGATGTTGGAAGGTGAAATGTATGTCGGTGTAAAACAAGAGAGACAATGAACGAGAACTTCTATCTTTCAATAGATGAGCTTTGCACATTGGAGCAGACTGACGCTTTGCTGACTTTAGGGATGGGAACTGAGCGATTGTACTATGAAGAGCAATCGGGTCACTACCTATTCCCTCTCAGCTCCGCAATCAAATGGATAAGAGAAAACAAAGGCATTAATATCCGGGCTAATTATCGCTATATCGCTCGTGATTGGTTTGCTGATTGGTTAAACCTAAGCACCTCTGAATATGATGATACCAGTGAATATTATCCCACAAAAGAAGCTGCTGAATCGGCGATGCTGTCTTTTGTCTTAACCCAATTCAATAACGATGAGTAAGAAAGCATTATTCGCAATGTTGTGTGCCACTGCAATGATGGCCCAACAATCCGATAATTTCTATCGGTATGGTGAGCGTAAGCGTTATCCTGTGCCGGATTCTGGCAACGGCTTTTCAAAAACCCCTCCAAGGGCTGTAGATAGCCGACAGTTGCGTGAGTTTTCAATCAAAGGGCATAAAGTTATGGCATATTCCAAAAAGGACGCCATAACTCGTCTGAAACACCAGAAGAAAATATGAGCGTAGAAATAAAACATAGAAATGGTGGTGTCTCCATTGTGAATGACTTATCAGTTTTGGACGATATACTGGAAGCTGACAGAAAATTTTATGCTGAGTGTGATGCGTTTCACGCTAAAATGATGGAATTGGGCGTAAAAGCATATCGGTGTAATGACGGTTGGGTGAATAGGGAACATAATATTGTTACCTTCCATCCAGACGATCGAACCCCTGGATATTACTGGGGGAATAGACAGCTTAAAAGTGGTGATAAGATTTTTCTTGGAAATGCAGGTGAAGGTGGAAAATTCGCCTATATAGATTATATGGTAGAAATTACTTCCTATAGTGTTCGATACCACTATATTTTGTCTGGTGAAATAATGGACGCGCAAGGGAATATTTCAAATCCTGAGCTTCAACCATCTAAAAAACGACTAAAGAAATTTGAGTTTTTTAGAAAAATCGTGAAAAGAATATTCAACCTGACTAAAAACTAAGGGGATTCAATTATGGCTAAAAATACACAACCCAAACCCTATGATGGGATGCTTCTTTTTAGACAAAATCATCCATATACTAAAGAAGATTTTGAGGTTATGAAACAAAATTTTCAGAAGCACTGTGGTCCACTTTGCCCGGCCAAAGACGAGCCAACATCTTTCGTTATGCTTGGATATGTATCACGAGATTTGTGTGGCGAATTAAGACTGACTCATTGCCATCCCAGTATGGCAAAAAACTTCAATCTATTGCCTCCAGACCTATTCCCGGAAGTTCAATATGGTTCTGAGCCACTTTGCGTAGAAATCAAGCTCACTCCAGTCTCAAATCTAAAAGCCTCTGATGTTCCAAAGGAACAAACCGAGTTTCAGGAACGGATTTTATGCAATCCTAATCGACCCACTGATGAAGAAATCTGGAGAGATTTAACTGGTGAGATTCCTTTGAAGGAGGAAGAGGAATTTGAGACACCCATTCCCAAATATAAGGTTGGAGATCAGATGTATATCAAGTATCTTAACATGGTCGGAACAATAGATATTGTTATGGGCTACAATGAGGAAGAAGATGGCATATTCTATCATCTAAAGATTGAACCTAAAGGGGTTGCGACTGCCAGAGAAGAATATCTCACCCCTTATACCGAGACAGAAACAGTGAATAATAAATCCAATAAATTATAATATATGGGCTGCTATCAAAGCAATGCAAGATATTCCCCAAGAGATAAAGGATAAAGTCAAATCTGGGATAATCCAATATTATCAGGATTTCACACACAGATATGGTCTGAGTTGCGATTATGACCCGTGCACTAATTTATATCATATACTACGAAATGCAGGAATCTCCAGAAGCGATATCAAACATATTTGCCCCTGGAAAACATCTATCAGGATTGTGGCGGAAGATAACTCTGTCTTGGTACATACATATCAAAATGATGAATACATCTAAGATTTTCTAAGAAATTACAAGATGGAAACTGAGATAAAAATCACAGAAGAAAAGGCGTATGATTATGCTCGACCAGCAGCCAAAACGCTATATCGACAAGGGTTCATTAAAGAAACTTGGCTTGTAGAAATGCTGGCACAAGCGTTTTTAGCGGGAGCGGCCTGTGCTTCTACTGCTCATTGGGAACGTGTCGATGATAAATCTAATGTTCCACAAGGCCCTCAACTGCTATGTGCAAAAAAGAACCGATACGGCTGGTTTATGCACCTCTGTAGATATGATGGAGAGGATTTCTTCAATGAGCATTGTGACTCCTATCATCCAACACATTATATGGTAGTTCCCCCAATTATTCAAACTGAAAATGAGTAATTCCTCTCGTCAATTCCGAAAATATCCGCAAACTATTGTGATACGTTGTCCGTGCTGTCAGCAAGTGTATTATGCAATGCCTTGGTTTGATATAAATGGAGAAGCTGAATATCGCTGTAATTGTGGCTATCTGAATAAGATTAAACTTATTAAAAACGATACTACTCCCAATGATTGCAAAGGTTAAAGCGACTGGTGAAATTGTTGACGTTCATAATTCACCATTTTATCCAGATATTTGGTATGGGGCTGGCTTACCTTATGGAACGTCGGAACTTGAATTTATTTCAACTTCAAAAAATAAATGTCATCGCTTAGATTTTTTAACTCATTTTACCGATCAGGAATTAAAAGATGAGTTAAAACGTAGAGATAAAGAGCGTCAATCTCAATATCCCAGTAATCTCCATTGTCGTGATTGTAAGTATTGCAGAGAAGGTCGTACTTTCAAACACCATTTATGGACTACAACGGTTTGTTTTGCTAAACCTAAACCCAAAATGGGGTCTGAACGCTATTATGCAACCTCCTTATCTTGTAAGATTTGTGAAAAATTTGAACCAAAATGAGCAAACTGATTGCAATCTGGAAAATCCTATGGGCTCACCAGTATGCAGTATTCACTTTCAAAGAAGCTGCTCCTGACCCAACGTGGTTGACCGTACCCACATTTTCGTGGGTAGTATCAAAAAACTGGAGAGAAAATCATTTTTTCTGGTTTATCCGTGAGCGACTAACGAATATCGAGAAGTACAATGGAACATTGAACAAGTAAATTCATTAAGTATGGATACGATAAAATCTAACCTTGAACAAAAGGCGGCCGATTATGCCAATGTGTATCTTGGCCGTATAGAAGAGCATACCGATCACTTTGAGACATTAAAAAAGTTATTTCTTAAAGGGGCTGAAGAAGCCTTCAGTTTAGTATGCTCTTCACAAAATATTGAAGAAAAATCTGAAGTAGTCCATCAAATTCTTCAAGATAACTGGTATGTAGTGGTTAGCTTAGATCCAACCAAACGACAAGGCTGGTATCTGGGCGACATCCCGGATAACGAGACTGAAGCATACAAACTCTTCAGTGGAGTTTTAGACATAATAAATCGCACATATAAAACAAAATTTAATCGAGATTTAATCAAACTGAAAAATGACTCTAAAATAATATAATATGGCACAAAAATTCAAAGTCAAAAGCTGTGAACAAACTTGCTCTGCTTGTCCGAGTTAGTGGGATATCTTCACTACTGATGATCAATATATTTACGTCAGATACCGCTGGGGCGGCTTAACATTAACCTTTGATTTCGATGGCCCCAACGAAAAAATCATCTATGCTGAAAATATAGGAGGTGGTTTTGACGGCTGTATGTCAACAGAAGAGCTCAAACAACATACTAAAGATATACTGGATTGGAGTCTGGTGTAAAAAATAAATGTATGGCAGCAAAAGATTATGTATTTGTTGAAAGTGGATTAGGTACAATCTATCTCACAAAGAAAACTAAGACACCCAATCTGATGTCGCAAGACCGTAGAGTTGTGACAGATGATGAAATTATAGGTCTGTTTGAACACTACCTGAAAAGATGGTGCGAAGAAAACAACACTACTCATCTTGGCATAACTGATCAAAATGGCAATGAAATTTTCAGAGCAATCTTAACTAAAAACAACGATCAATGAAATTCGATGTTCGATTCATCCAGAAAAAGCCCAAGGCTCTGGAGTGGCTGTATCTATTAATTTTCGGAACTGGACTATTAATAGCTGTACCATTCGTAGCATTGGCTATTATATCAGAAATTATCTTCTATGCTGGAAAGGCGTGGATTCAATGGCTTTCCAACATACTTGATATAGAGTTCACATTATAAATAACCTCAAAACAAAAAGAACAATGACAAAAGCAGACATTGTAAACGAGATCGCCCAAAAGACCGGGCGTGAGAAGAAGGCTGTCACCGAGTGTGTAGAAGCCTTCATGGAAACAGTAACTGAAGAACTTGCTCGCGGTGGTCGTATCGAGCTTCGTGACTTCGGCAACTTCATGGTAAAAGAAAGAGCAGCAAAGGTGGGTCGCAATCCCGCCACTGGCACAGTCGTAAACATCGCTGCCCGAAAGATGCCGGTGTTCAAACCCAGCAAGTCTCTCAAAGACAAAGTTCAAAACTAAACTGAGAAGTAATGAAAAAGTTTGATTCAATCGTAGGAGTTTCAAAGGCTTTTGCACAGGAAGCTGTAAAAGCCAATCCTACCTACAAAGAAAGTGAAGAACAGATCATGTTTGCCGTGGATTATGGCCATGACAACGCTTGGTTACAGCTTGAAGTTATGGACTTCGGCGATGCCATCAAAGCTCTGAAACGAGGACTGGTGGTTCGCAGACGTGGCTGGGATTGTCTCAGTCTGGTAGTGTTCAAGCAAGTTCCAGCTCATATCACTGGTGAGATCATTCCAAAGATGCAATCTCTTCCTGATGCAGCCAAGAAATTTGTGATGGAACACGCAACATTCGTGGACTACACAGACCAGTGTCTAATCTACAATAAAGACACTGGAGAAGCAAATTCATGGACCCCAACCATCAGTGATGTGTTTGCTGAGGACTGGGTTGTTATCTCCGAACCCGAATGAAAATCCGCCTGACAAATCCCGCAATGCTCGATAAGGTACTCACAAAACTCGATAAGGATTGGCCTATTGGTAAAGAAAATCAGACTTTCCTGAAGTATTGTGTAGAACCTTTGAAAGAAAAGATTGCCAAAGGCCAGACGGTAATTCTTGAAGCTGAGTTAGGAAATATGGGAAACGGAGTCTGTTACATACTCTCATACTGGACTCTTGACGAGGTTCCCACTGATGAGGAATTTCTTAACAATGGAAACGAGTAAGGTTTTTCTCAGAGATATGAATACTGGGGAGGAACTTGAAATTCTCCCCGGTACTGTTGAAATATCTTGGACTGACAAAGATACTCATCCGATAGACATTCATCATTCATATAAATTTGAATGTAGTGTCAACGTATCTCTAATGAATGAGGTAGCAAAGGATTTGCTCTTTGATAGCCCAGGATATAAAACCGCTTGTCGGCTTACTGATGAGCTGAACGACTTGATTGAAGAGTATCACGCCCCTGGAACACCAAGGCGTGAGCGTCGAGCTATTAAACGTGAGTTTGATAAAATCTTCAAGATATTCCGCAAACACTGTCAGGTATATAAAATTGACTTTAAGTTTGTGAGACCAGAAAAGTAAGAATAGGGGCAGTCAATCAGTAGCTGCCCCTAATCTTTTTTAGAACTTCATAGCTGCCAATACTTTGTTACGGCTGGCAGTATCACCTTGATTGTTGTAGTAGATCTTCTCACAGTTCTCTATACTGGTGCCCATCATATTCGACACATATATGACCGGCACTCCCTTACTGATATAATGTGTTATCGCTGTGTGCCTGAAAGTGTAGGTATGCAGCGGAAACGAACAACCCAGCGCCTTGCCGACTTTTTTGAGCCAGTTGTTCAAATTCCCTATAAAGTGTTTTATATCCCCATTATTGGTGGTCTGAGTTTTTAACTTCTCCTTATTTCGGATGGGGAAAATGTACCCATCCTTTGCCAACCTTCTCCAACGGAGCATTATACGGTCAAGCTCTGTATTGATTGGAACAGAGCAAGGCACCGCCTGCTTCTCAGCAATCTTTCTTCGGTTGAACACAAAGTGACTGATCCCGCCTATTTTCTTGATGTCCGAATATCGGAGAGCGATCGCGTCACAAGCAGACTGGCCGGTGTAGAGAATGAAGAGGCAGAAATCCCGGTACAGCTCATTCAGAGGTGACTTGGAGATTGATGACAAATCCAGAGTGGTAAACTTCTTACATTGCTCTTCAGTCAGTGTGTGGAACTTCTGGGAGCTGGAGCTTGGTTTCTTGAACCAGTTGCATTTCTTGAAATCCTCAGCTTTCAGATACCCCTCCTTATCAGCTTTCATAATCAAAGAATGGAGTATCTTTGAGACATAGCACATTCCTGTGCCTTTACGCGCGCGCTCGACCCATTCAAACACGTTATTCACGAAAGTTGCATTAAGCTCCGTAATCAACAGTTTTGAGTATTTAATCTTTTTTGCCTTGCAGAACTCCTGAAGTCTTTTGTCACATTTCAGGTAGTTCTCAAAACTGCCCTTTCCAGAGCCGTCTGCGTGCTTGTTTTTGTTGAGCTGGTCAACTACATACTGGATAAATTCTGAGACCGTCAGGGCCTTTTGAGAGGGTTCTGTGGCCGTTTCCATAGCAGCTATCATACCAAACACGCTGCCAGTCCAGTTGATTGCCATTTCATCGTACCTCTGCCGGAACTGAACCAGCATGGCATTGTTCTCATCACTGAAGGGGCAGCTTGGGATAAAGAGCTGCTTCTTCTGATTCCAGTGTTTCTTTTGGATGGCTCCTTTCAGCATTTTGGTGACGTTGATAAACTTTGTCTCGCCATCCTGATAGAGCCTCAATCTTAGTTGGAACCCTTTGGTCCCGAACATCTGATAGTTGATTGTAATCAT